AAATGGAGTCATAATGACTAATATGTTTGTTGTAGCTAATGCTTTATTGCTCATTTGTTTTTATGTTGTTAAGTTATGGGGGCTTAAATTAGTAAATAGTTTTCTTTTTAGTATAATTAGCTTTTCTTTGTGGTGGTCTCTCATTTGATAGACATTTATGAACCATAAATCTAATTTGAGATTTTTTTAGATCAAACCATTCTCCACGGCAACGCTCATCAGCAAAGTAAATATGCCATGATCTTTCAAAATGTGCCAAACCTTTAAATTTAGCCACTAACTCAACTTCTGGCTCTTCACTTTGGAAGGTTCGCTCTCTAAACGAAGGATCATAAGAAATTCCAATTTTATAGAGACCGTTGCGTTCATTTTTCATTATATAAAGAAAATTATGTGGGTCAGACATCGTCAAATGATCTAACTCCTCATTTTCTTTTATCTCTTCAGTATTGTAATCAAAGACTGCTTTTATTTTGGTTATAATATCACCCAAGTCATCATAAAAACCAAAAAGTGCTTTGCCAATTAAATCATGGGGCTTAGAAGCCTCCTCATTAGGGAAGTAATAACATATATCATCATGAAGAGAAAAAATATGCTGTTCTTCTATCCCCATTGTTAAAAGGACTCTTCCTGTTTTACCACTAGCAGTTTCTACTTCGACTATTAATGGATTTATCATACTTCTATTATATCAAAAACCCAATCTTTTCCGTACTTTTGTGTCATCAAAGCTATTGCGCTTTCTAGTTGATCTTCTCTAAAGAATCCTTTTGTTTTACCATCCTCAATACCGCCAAATATTTTAATTTTATATTGCATCTATTTCCTCCTGCCTTGAATCTGGTTGATCTTCTTCATATGTATCACACTTAATACAATGATTTGTTTCTGCTTTTTCGTGGATGTAATTACTTTCGCATTCACAATCCCAATAGTCTGGATTTAATAGCATCATTATTCTTCGTGGGTTACTGTGTAGTGTAAATCTACTTCAACTTCTGTGTCGCAGTCTCTACAGCGACCTTGGATCTCATCAATATAGTAATTGTAATCTTCTGTCATAGCTTGGAATAAATCTAACCCAATCTCTTCATCTTTTATTAGATTATGGATCTGTTTATTCTCGCATCCACATTTTGTTTTAACAGCTTCTACGACGAATCCTCTTCGTAATTTATCTGTTACTGGTACACTTTTTAGATTCATAAAACCTTTTCGCAATTCTTCACTCATGATATCTTCATTGTTTTACTTACATTAACATCTGCTCTTTCATATGTCCAGTCTAAATTTTCCAATTCGCTAATAACAAACTCTTGAACATTTTGTTCTAGCTCATCCTCAGTGCATTCAAATAGAATGTTTTTAAACACCGTGTTAAGATCTACTGTCCAGAGACTTGGTTTCTCGTATGTTTTCTCGCTCATTCTTTTATCTCGTCAATATAGTTAATATTAAAATCATGATCCTCAAGCAGTTCTTCATTAGAATAATTTCTAATTGCCTCTTCTGCTTCTTCTTTATTTTTAGCTTCTACTTCGTAGACATTCAGAATGCTAACGCCAACATAATATTTCTTCTTTTGTCTGCTGTTAACATAATCTTGCCACTGCTGTACTTCTTCGGTTGTGTATCCTTTACTCATTTTACTCTCTTGCTATTGTTTAATACTCTTGTTGCTTCATTAATCATCAAATCAAACTGTGCTTCCATATCGTCGAATACATCTCCGATAGGATTGAATGCTTCCATAATTAAATGTTTGTGTTCTTCCAGTGTATCTATCACTGAATCTGCTTCGTCTGTGTAATAGTGGTTCATGATTTTAATTTAAATTAATTTAAATTCAGGGTCAAGAGTTTTTTTCAATAAATTTATCAATGTCATTCTTGACTTTACCATCCTCTTCATCAACTTCTAGAAACTCATCTAATTCTTTGTGCGATAAGTTTAAGAGATAAGCTCCGTAATATCTCATATCTTTTTCTTCCTCTGAGAAATTTTCTTCACCATTTATATCTACAGAACCACAAAAACAAAATCCTTCGTCTATAAAGTCCAACGCAAAAGTATAATCAGGAAACTTCTTTTGCAATGCTCTTACTATTTCTACTGGCGGATGCCATTCTGTACAGAACTCACCAAAACTATTTATTAGATTAACAGTGTCGTCTTCACCTAAAAACTCTTCATGAGAAGTTTCAGCATCACTAGGGCAACCCCACTTATCAAAAGCTTCCTGACGATCATCAGGGTCGCACTTTATAATCTTCTGGAAAGAAAAGTTTTTTAAGATGTCGTAAAGTTCATCGCTTACTATTGTGTGATTAGCAACTTCAGAACCAAGAGAAGAAAAGATTTTTTTTGCTCCCTTTCTTATTGTTAGTTTATTTGTAATAATATTTGCCATACGCTTAATTTAGTTTTACCCACTTCCAAGAGTTGGGTGCTTTATATTTTATTATTGGTTTATCTTGTTCCCAAGAAATTATGTAGCGATAACTTTCGCTGTTTGAAATATATAGTGGTCTATTTTGCTTGTCAACTATTTTTTCATACCATCTTCCACTTGTATGAACAATTAGATAATGATTATCTCCACCGCCAACCGCTTCAGTATTTGCATGGTGTAGCTCCCACTCCTCTGAAGGAGCAGGAACTACTATATTGATATATGCAAAAATTAGTTTTAAAAAATTCATTTAACTGGCTGAAACCACTCAGGAGTTTTTCTTGTTTTCCAAGTAGCAAAATATGCTTTCTCTCCATTATAATAAGCTCTGTATGCTTTAATAGCACAATCGTTTTTGTACTCTTCTGGCATAGCTTGAGCAAAAGGTGTCAAACCAATCTTAGGTAAATTTAATCTGTGGTAGTTTTTACCGCACCACTCGATAGCATAAATAGATTTATGTACTTTGCCATAACGTCTTGTATACTCTTGACACATGGCATAAGCATGATCTAATAACCACTCATAGTTTTCTTGTGATTCCCTAGCCCAAATGGTGCAAGGGTGATTGTAAAAAGCTCTTTTGTATGGTGCTGTACCATTGTCATAAACCGCACAAAGCATTTGTGCCGATTCTAGAATCATTTTTACAACGTGTTTGTCGCACAACTGCTGTGCTGAAATTTTAGGATCTTTGTCTACTGCAAATATATTCATTACCAATTTTTTATAATATTAGCCACAATAAAGAAATTGCAAATAATAGCTTGAAGAATAATCAAAGTTCTAATAAGTGCTACAAAATCAGCCTCACTATCTTTTCCTTGTTTTTCTCCTAACGCTTTTGCCCACAATCTCCAAATACTTTTCATTAATTTTATGGGGTTACAGGCATTTTAATCTCATGCCCATTGCCATCTTCTAAAACTTCTTCAAATTTAAAAGCTGTAACATCTGAACTATTGTAAACCATTGCACAAAAATTAAGAATGTTTTTATACGCTTCCTCTTCTGATTCTGCTTCTATTTCATCTCTGAATGTAACTTTAAACTTCTTCATATGTTTTAATTTAAATTAATTTAAATTCGGTGTCAAATAAAAATTACTCCTCAAAATCCTCTATGTCAATCATATTTTTATCATACATCATGATAAATCCATCGCCATTGCATTGCAATCCCATTACATTATAATCAACATAATCAATTGCTTCTTCTTGTGTCATCCCTTGTTTTACAAAAATAGCAACAACCTTTTCATAGTCATATACTATCTTTCCACAACTTGAAGACCCTGCAATCGCATCTTTTAATCCGTGTAGATACAGTGCGTTCTCTGAAATAATCATTTTAATTTATCTTTTGGATACACTTCTCTCATGTCTCCATCTTCATCAACCGCAAAAACTGTTCCGTTTGATTGCTCTGCGTTTTGTATAGCCATTTTTCTAGGACATCCTATTTGCAATTTTGTAGAATATCCTCCCATCTTTCTGTTCTTTCTATCAAGAACAATATACTTAATTACTTCCTTCATTGATCAGAACGTAAGATGTTGTATCTTCATCAAGGTGTCCACCTGTGTAATTAGACAAATCTTTTTTTGCTATTTGCCCTTTTTCATTGCCAAGAGTAACATGAATTACTTCATTCTCTTCGTCAACTTCTGCTTTTAAAATCCAACCTCCTAATAAGGTAAAATTAATTTTTTCACTCATAAGCTTGCTTGCTAGTTTCTAATAATATTTTATGTATTTGATTTCTAGTTTTAAAATCTATTATTCTATTATCTTCGTCTTTAGGAGCTTCATCAATAACTTTATTATCATCTATATCTAATAAAGCTGACATAGATTTTAGCTTCCTCATTATACCAATATCTTTGTACTTTAAGATAGCCCATAGACCATCAATCTCTTCGCTTTCTGCTAATTTAATTGCATCAAGTAAAGTTCTCATTGTGTTAAGTTCATTGATATGACTTCACCTTCTGTCGGTTTAGCCGAAGTTTTTACTACGTTCGGTTGACTTTCATCAACTACGATGTTTAGCTTTTCTAGCCAAACCCTGCTAACTGGAACAAACTGTCTAGCACCAAAATAATTATTCAGTGTTTCCATGTCAATGTTTACAAATGACTTTGCTCCTTTTGGTCTACCTCTACCCATTGTTTTGTTTTTTAGTTTTATGTTTATTAGATTTGATGACTTTTTCTGTCTAAATAATCGATAACAGCTTCAAACTGTTTTTCAGTAAAAGGTAACTCATCGTAACCTTCATACAAAATACCTTGATCACAAAGCCAGTCGTGGTGCTTCATAGCCATCTCTTTAAAAGAAAAAGATGTTTGAGTAGCATTCTGAATGACATGATCATATTCAACTGTAATTCTCATAGTGCTTCTAATATACTCTGTTCGCTTTTAATGTCAACTATTTTTTTTAAATAAAAATTAAACCTCATAGTAAGATTTAATTTGTTCTTTTATAATTGGGATTGCTATGTTATCAAATGCCCGAACTAATGCTTCCTCTAATTCTGTTTGTACATCTTCGAGGATATAACCAAGCCCTGAGAAAGAAAGCATGACATGAACAGCTTCATGAATGATTGTATCTAAAAGAACTTCTCCTTTTATTTTATTAGATACATATATCTTTCTTTCATCGAAATCTAATTCGCCAAAATCTTTCATTGTTTTATATACAATATCAAACTTTGTTCCTGCGATTATGATTTCTTTGGGCTTATAGTTTTTTCGCATATATAATTTTAAGCAAAAGCTCTTGCAAGATCCAATCCTTTTTTAGTTAATTCTCTTTTAGAGTCTATTTTCATTAGATTCTTCTTGATTAATATTGCTTCATAATCTTTCTGGATAGCTCCTTTTTGGAATCCAGTGATTGAAGACAATCCAGTTAATGACATAGCCCCTCTTTCTCCAAGAGTTTTTATGATTGACATCTCAGAAGCAGTTAAGCCGTATTTAAGTATTCCCATAGTCTTACAGAAATCCTGCCATACATACTTTGTAATCTCTTTAAGAGATCTTGCAGAAACGAAAGTTTTTAAATCTTCTGCTTTAACAACCGCATCTCTTGGATTGCCTCTAAAAGTAGAAACAATATCTTCCTGTACGCTCTGCTTTATATCTGCTTTATTCTCCATGTTATCATAGAATATACTATATAGATCTTCATTTGAATATTCCTCAAAAGCAATATCACGAAGACGATCTCTCAATGGTTCAGCTAACTTCTGCTGATCTGTAGTTGCCATGCAGAATGATATTTCTCTAAAATCAAAAGTATAGGGAATAGTATCATGCTCAACTGTTCTAATAGGATTCTTATCCACATTAAAAACAGAAAGAAAAATCTGCTGTAATTCATTAGGCAAATTATGTCCTTCATCAATAAACAAATGTGCTTTGTTCTGTATCCAAACTGGATAAACTTGTTCGAAGAAACTATTTGCGTTTTTTATTGTTTTACCATTGACCTCAAGCATTGGAGGTCTACTACCATCTGTTCGCTGTAGAGCTTCTCTAAACTTACGAGCGAAGAATGTTTTACCGCCACCCTTTTGAGTAGTGAAATTCAAGAAGGGCATACGATTTGTTTTCTTATAAGCATCTATATAGACACTTAATGTCTTTTTGACAGAATCCTGTCCAATTGCGTCTTTGAAGACTTCGTTTACTTTTTGCATAAGGCTAATTTACTACAACTTTTTATATGGTCAAGTATTTTTTTTGAATAAAAATTCCTTTGACAATACCAGTTTACTATTTATAATATATGTATTATGAAAGACGAAGAAAAAAGTATCTGTTGGATGGGAGTTATTCCAGAAAGTGAAAAACATAGAATGCGTTATCCGACATACGAAGAAATAGAACAAGCAATAAACGAATTAGAAAGACTTGAAGAAGAAGATGAATAGATTGGAATTATTTTTTGGAAAATCATTTATCTTTTTATTAGCTATTCTTATCGGCATTCCATTAGGAATTCTTGCAGGTATAGTAAGCTTTATTACAAAAGTAATAGAATACCCTTTTTATATATACATGGGTACTTATAAACAATGGTCTGATAGAGTAACTATGGAACAAGCTGATATGTGGACTAGACACATTTATAGAATGGAACAAAAAAAACAAGAACAATCTGAGGAATAAAAAATGGATTTAAATGAATTATTAAACATTCACGAAGACACCTGTAATAGTTGCAGGGAAGTCATGGTAAAGAAAAACAGCGATTATACTGGTGGTAAAACCGCACAAGATATTTTTGCTAATTTTAACTCAGCCAAAATTATTGGTATGCATCCAGTAAAAGGTCTTTTAATTCGTGTTATTGACAAAATACAAAGAATTAATTCTTTTACTAACGACAAAGAACTTTCTGTTTCAGATGAGACTGTTACAGATGCTTGTGATGACATTGTAAACTATGCGATTTTAGCAAAAGCAATGTTGATAAAAGAAAGAAAAGAAAAGAAATATTCCACAAAAGAAGAAATTGTTTTGCCAGATTAATTTTTTTATTTTGTTTTTTTATTTGATTTGAAGTTCTTTATTTGGCTTTTTCCTCTTCAAACTTGGAACTTTCTATATTTGGCTTTTTTACTCTTAAACTTGGAACTTTTTTATGATTAAAATTATCACAACCTGCTATAACTGCGAAAGCTATATAAGTTCTTGTATTAAAAGCATTCAAATGCAAGAGGAGCAAAATTGGGAGATGTATATCATGGATGATGCGAGTACCGACTCATCTGTAAACGTAGCAAGAGAATTTGCAAAAAAAGATTCAAGAATAATCATAACACAAAATAAACAAAACAAAGGTGCTGTCTTTAATAAGACTATAAATTTTGTTTCTGTCGCCAAACCTGATGATGAAGATATTATTGTTACTGTAGATGGTGATGACCATTTAAAATACGCAAAGACTTTATCTTATTTAAAAACAATATATTCAAAAGGTTACTGGTTTACTTATGGAGGTTTTTCTTCCTCTCCACTAATTCAATTCCCAGAAGACCATTTGTCACCTGTAGACTGGTCTAAATCATTAAGAAATCAAAGATTTTGTTTAACACATTTAAGGTCTCATAAATTTTTCTTATTGAAAAATGTAAAAGATGTAGACTTAAAATATAAAGATGGAAAATTTTTCAAGTATGGAGAAGATATGGTTTTATTTGTACCAATGGCAGAAATGGCAGGTAAAAATAGATGTTTCCACATAAAAGATAAATTATATTATTATAGGTTTCATAATAAAAACGATCATCATTTAAACAGTGAAGAAAGAGATATAATCAAAGACGATTTAAGTTTTAGAGTTCCTTATAAAAAGAAAACAAAAAAACAATTGATTAATTCAAAATGTAATTGGATTAAATGAACCCTACTATATTTGGCTCTTTAGCTCTCATTCTTGGAAGTAATTTATTACTAGATCTATTCTTAATTTTAATTAATTTAAATTCAATTAAGGCGATTTTTAGGCTATATTTGTGTAAAAATTATAGTGAACTTGATTGTTGTATCTGATTTAACTCTAAACGAAGGTCTATATTTCAGATTTCTTAGCATGACCGCCAAGTCTTATTTGGAGATGGATGTGCTAATTGAGGCTCCTGAATCTCAAATAGACTATTATTATAAGATTCTAAAGAAAAAAGGTTTCTATGACTATGTGTCAGAAATACTTAGCCCAGATAAAAGAGAAGAAGGTGTACGTTTAGACACCGAACATAACTACCCGTTAACTGTAGTCGCAAAAAGTATAAATTGTGTTAACGTTATGAGCTTAATAGGACAAATAAAAATGTTAGGATACATCAAGAAAGACATATCCTAACACCTTATTTGCAAAAATAAACGTTAACCTTTGGCTTAAACGCCATCGTCAACAGGCTCTGCATCAGCACCATCGTCAACAGGCTCTGGATCAGCACCATCGTCAACAGGCTCTGGATCTGGAGTTGGTTCTGGATCTGGAGTTGGCTCTGGATCAGGCTCTGGTGGTGATGGCTCAGGTGGCTCTGGCTCAGGGGGCGGTGTATTTGCCCAAGTTCTAATAGCAGGTATAGCAGCAATGATAGCATCCATGGCAGCGGCCGCCTCTGGAACTTCTTGAATCATCTGCCAAAAAGGTTTTCTTCCGTTAACTCTAGAAGGTACATTAATGTATTCAGCCCCTTCATTATCAGCAGTTATTAAAACTTTTTTATTCTCTGCATCATAAGGCAACATTTCAACATTAATACTCCCCTGAGTAGGATCAGCTTCTGCTGTATTTGGTGCATAAATATTAATACTACGCAACCAAACAGAATCAAATGTTTCTTCTGGTTGGGCAGGAACCACAAATGGCTCGTCTCTTGGAATTGGATCTCCTAAATTATCTTCTGGCATAATTAATTATAGTTAAAATTATTATTATATCTAATATTTCTTACACTCGTTTAAACAAAAAAGGATTTATAATGTGGCAATCTTACTGATGGTACTACTAAAGGCTTAATTCCAGTCTTTTTATAGCAATTTTGGCAAAAACTAACATCCTCAAACGATAAATCCTTTAGGTCAAATTTACCACCTTTTCTGTCATCACACCCCTCTATATTTGCATGATTAAGGGGAAAGTATGGATATTCCATCTCTTCAAAAATTGATCTATGTATCTTAGTAAACCCAAATCCACACCAATCTACCTCAACTAACTTATTTGGCTCTTCTTTGCCCATTTTATCGAGCCATTCCACTGAAGTAAAAGGCATATGATGGTTCTTTCTAAAAAAATCTTCATCCCAGTTACCAACCATAGCTTGATCTGAGTAGTTTGATCTATACCAACCTGTAACAAACTTATGCTCATCTCCTATTGATAATATTTTTTCTACCTGTTCTATTGTAAAATTTACATCAGAATCAATCCAAAACAACCATTCTGCATCTGGTGGGCTGGTATCAACAAATCCTTTTCCTCCTGTTGCAAGGTAATTGCGGGCAAAGTTTAGAAATAATCTATGACAAGTTAATATAGCAGAATTATTTTTATCACACCAAGATTGTAATCGTAGATAATTAGGGACTAAATTCCCTGTAATGCCGCTAGCTATCGGAGTTAAGAAAACACATTTTAACATATTGATATTATATTCAATAATATCAAAAATTAAAGACCAAATCTACTTCTAGTAGCTTTAAAGTTTTGTGCAACTTCTGCTGCCGTGAATGTTTTATTGTAAATTCTTATAGAAGCAAATGGATTCACTAAATCCTCCCCAGTATTATAATGTCTAAATAATTTCATATCATTTGCTGATTGGTTAATAGATGAAGAATATGAAGTATTACTAAACTCTTCTCCATTTGTATAAACCCTCATAGTAGATCCATCAAATGTGCAAGTTACATGAGTCCAAACATTTAATGGTACATAAAACGCTAAAAATGTAGAGCTACTATTAAGATTAAATCTACATCGAGTTCCATTATTTGCACCTCCATAATAATCCTCTCTACCAAATCTAATATCTATTGTATCGTCTGCCGCATTCGTATCAGAATTTTGCACTATTGCTCTATAATCTCCCCCAGTATTTTTAATCCAGAAATCGACTGTTAAGTTTGAACCAAAATCATAATTATTTAACCCAGAAATTAAAAAATAAACATCACTAGCCTCATTTAAATCAAAATAACCATTACTATTAAACCTTCCTTCTGTCGTTGAAGCTGAAGCTTGGGATATTGCATTATTATCTTGACCTGATCTATCAAACCAAGTAGTTCCATTACCATTATAAGATTTTGGATCTCCTGCATCTAAACAAAGAACTAATCCATCATCCACTATATCTGGGTTTGCACTTGCACTCATAGTCCGAATCTTCCTTTTGTTGCGTTATAGTTTTGGAGGACTTCATCTTCCGTTAAAGCTCTATTATAAAATTTGACAGATGCTATATTACATGGCGCATAAAAATTGTTAACATTAGAGTAAAACCTACCAATAGTTATCGACGGTGATGAAGGTGCAATTGCTGTTGTGTATGTAAAGTATTCATTTCGAACCCCATTAATATAAAAATCAGCCCTTGAAGCTCCAACTGTGCCGACCAAATGATACCACTGGTCTATCACATAATTATTATCAGCATCCAAATATCTAATTGTTCCAGCTGCATTGTAAGTAATAAAAAGTGAAAACTTAGTAGAGTTAGCATAACTATGAATCCCAAAACCTTTATATGGATTTATTGTAACAATAGAACCTACTCCAAAATAATTAGTTGTGCTACTGTGAACTTTAGCCCAACACTCCACAGTTCCTTCTGTTAAATCGTAATCTGATGAACCTGTATTTATACTATAATCATTTACGCCATCAAACACTATACTACCACGATTACCAGAATCAAAAGTAGCTCCATTAAGAGATTGGTTATTGCCGCTTTTTCTGTCTGTCCATGTAGATCCACTACCAATATAGGACTTCTTGTCTGCTGCGTCCACGCAGAAGACAAGCCCATCTGTTATTATTCTTGGACTGTGTGCTAAACTCATATTCCAAATTTTCCTCTTAGAGCATTAAAATTTTGTGTACTTTCAGCCGCTGTTAAATTCCTATTATAAATTAATATCTTTCCTACGGCTCCATCACCAAAATCATAACCTCCATAATTATTAAATCTATTGTGAGTCCAGTTAGCAAAATTTACATTTTTAAATTCAACCATATGCCATTCCCCATCTCTAATATGATCATAAATATTACTTTTTTCCACTGTATCCATGTAAAAATCAGGCGAGCCACAATCGGAATGATATTCTTTATTGTCACTCCTATAAGCGCCAAGGTATTGGCCGCCACTTTGTCCATGCCAGAACAAAGCTTGTACTTCTGTTGTTCTCATCCAAATAACAACAGTGCATGTTGTGTTATTTGTTATAGTGTTATAGTAATTAGTTCCATCAGGCGCTTCAAGCCCGAAGTATCCTTCAGAATTAAAGTTGGCTGAAAAACCAGCCTCATTAGTAAAGTCAAAACTATTACCGCTTCTATCTTTCCAGTCATCACCTGACCCAGCATATGATTTTGGATCTCCTGCATCTAAACAGAGAACCAATCCATCTGTTACAATTTTATTCTGATAATTTACTGCCATTTAATATATTTTATTAATTTTAATTACTTTTTCTAAACTATTGCTGTATCTGCAACAGGAGCATCTTTCACTACCTCCAACTTATCTATATCTTTTCTCTCGCCATAAACAACATAAAAATAATTAAGTGGTTCTTCAGTATTAGCCCCCACATAAACATCTCCATTATCTTCTATCCTATCAACATAAATACTTTGATTTGGTCCTATTGGAGTTACATCGACTGTCATTGAATCAATATCAACTAATCCAGACCAATATTCTGGAGCTTGTATGCCGCTATCTTGTGTTTTGCCTCTAAAGTAAACCCCATGCTCTGGCCCCTCAAAACAACCATGAATTAACCTTTTCCCAGATTGTGTGGGATGTTCAATATTAAAAGTTTTACTACTAGCCGAGAATGAACCATTTACTTCTAGTTTAGAACTAGGATTACTACTAACACCTATTCCAACATTTCCTGCACTTGTAATCCGAATTGCTTCGGAACTATTTGTATCAAGGATTAATGAATGATTACTGTATGTTCCAACGTGTGCATCACTATCTTGTGAGTAAGCTAAAAGTGTAACGTCGTTAGTAGTGTCAATTATTTTTAAGGAAGGACTAGTTGCATCGGATAAAGTCAATGTATGACTTGGCAATGTAGTACCTATACCAACTCTATCAGTAGATCTATCAACATAAAAAATATTATCTGTAGAGCTAGCACCAACATAGAAGTCGTCATAATTATTAAAACCACCTACGTTGCTATTTCCATTTCTAAAATAAATTTGCTGACCTGCTGCTTTATTTAAATAAGTTGAACCTGCTTCACTTTGTAGTAAGGCATAAGTTGTAGTAGAGTTTCTATCTACATGACTAAAACCAGCAAAATTACTAAAGCCAACATATCCAACATGCGCTTTACCTAGAATAGCACTTTCATCCTTGTCTGGATAAACCTCTAAAACTTCTTCCCTAGAACCTGTCACACCTATACTAACACCGCTACCAGAAACAACTAAAGCATTTGTACCAAATTCACCGATACTAACTTTATCATATCCAGATGTACTATCTACTTCTAAAACTGGTAAACCAGCCGCGTCATTGACGCTAAATATAATTCCTGTTGTTTCGTCAGAAACATTAAATAATCTACCGTGAGAACCGTCTACAATAAATTTGTCAGTATATTCGGAACCTGTATTTGAAACATGAAGAGTTCCTGAAGGAGAATCTGTTCCTATGCCTACGTTGCCATTTGACTTTAAATAAATACTACTGTTAGCAGCAGTGCTATTATTTGAAGCTAGTTGTAAGTGTGATTGTGCTTTAATAACAGAAGCAGTACTCCCTACATCAGATGCATATATGTCAAGATGAGTGGTCCCTGCTTTTTGAAGTTTTATTTCGCCTCCATTAGATCCATCAAGGTGTAACTCCGACCAACTAGAACCATTATAAATATCTAAATTAGCTGATGGACTGTTTGTACCTATACCAATATTACCGCCTTTTTCTATATGTAATCTGCTATTAGATCCACTTGTATAGAAATCATATGTTCCAATAGGAGAACTTTCGCTTCCTGCATAAAATCTAAATCCATTAATTAAACTGGTTCCTGCGCTACCATGCTCTATGTAATTATTAGAAGTTCTAATTAAAGGTCTTGCATAACTAGTGGAGAAAGCTCCAAGTAATGCTCTTCCAGCAGTGTTTAAAAATATAGCTCCATCTTGATTATCTGTTCCAGCCCAACCAGCATCACCTTTAACTATCATGGAACCTTCAGCATGAAACTTTGCTGATGGATCTGTAGTTCCAACACCAACTCTACTGCCGTTGACAGAATCAAGAATATTTAAAGCAAGGTCATCATCAAGGCTAACGCTTGTAAGTGAAGTTGTATTCCAACCAGTATCTCTTAATATGTATCCTTCTATTTCAACATATTGAGTAAAGCTTTTTGATGTAGGAACAAGGAAGAAGTCTGTCTTAGTCGCATCTCCATCTCTATTTTTATATTCTAAATTTATATGAATATCAGTATCTTCTCCACCACCTTCAACAGTTGCCGAGACAGAATTAGTTCCTCCACTATTTTGAACAACAACACGAACAATTCTAAAGACTTTTTCTGCCCCATCATATATTCTGATAGTAAAACCTGATGAATCTCCATTACCGTATTGCTCAACTGTTCCAATGTAACGTGTGGTCGAACCCATTGCGACCTTTATGTTCATTCTGTTGGTAAAGTCATTTCTTATTGACCCAAAAAGACCCGTGTTATCTCCACCATAAACATGAAGTTTTGATGTCGGACTATTTGTTGCTATACCTACGTTTGTCCCGTCATCATAAATAATACTATCGTCTAAATAAGTGCCTCCAAATTTAACGATTTTGTTTGTGACAATGTTTGTTACTCCTACTTGAGACGCTTTAATATTTCCATTTACATCTAATTTTACTTGTGGGTTAGTTGATCCTATGCCAACATTGCCACCCCCTTCTATTCGCATTCTTTCTGTTGCTCCACCGTGAAATGCGTAATGAGCATTGGCAGATGAACCAGCATAAAACTTTATTGATTGAATTAGTTCTGTTTGAGATTCGCCAACATGTATGTTATGACTACTGTCTTTACCTATAAGCCTCCTTAAATAATTACTACTTGTTTGAGTATGGATAAAGAAATCATCTTTAATAACCATTGCCGCATCAGTTTCATTAGCTGTATGCCCTACTGATGTTCCTCCTCTAAAATAAGCAACACCGTCAACGTCTAATATACCTGAAGGACTATTTGTCCCTAGACCAATTCTATTATTTGAGCTATCTACATATAAAGTATTTGAATCAAAGTTAACATCACCATTTATTGCTAAAGCTCCTTGGTCATTCTCAAGAAACCCTCTAACTCTTAATCCGTTTTCAACATAAGCTCCAGCACTTGCACTAGCATAGAAGTAATTATGCTCTACAGTTACAACACCGTCATTTCTAACCATGAATAACTTTTGGTCGTCACTATCTCTAACATGAAGAGATGTAGTAGCATTGGTATTTCCTGCGCCTTTAACTTCTAGAGTTGCATCTGGGTCACCTACTCCTATACCGACATTACCACCTGCTTTTATACGAAATCTATCATTAGCGAAATTTTCATGTATTGTAAAGTCACCAGCAGTATTAACCTTGAACCACCATTGTTCTGTGCCATTTCTAGCTAAACCTAATAAATATTCTTGAGTTGAGTTGAGTTTTAAAGGGTATCCAGCACCTGCATCAATAACGACTTTTCTATCAGGATTAGTTGTTCCTATACCAACATTGCCATTAGCACCATGTGGGGCTATGACGATATCTTTCCAACCTGCTCCAAGATCAGAAGCAGAGATACATCCTACGTCCCAAGTAGGCTCATAACCTATTCTTATTGCTTTTGTCGAATCTCCTGAATCTGATATCGTTACAGTAGAAGGAACGGTTGGAGATTCTACAAGTTGTCTTCCATTAATATGAACAAATGCATGGGATGAACTTTGCACCCCAACATGAAACTTATCACCATTAATGTAGCTATCTCCATTAGAATCAATTAGAGCTTTTGTTACCCCTCCAGCGTTGTTTGCATAAAATCTACCATCACCATTAGCATTAGTTATCCCAACAACTTGAATATTTGAATCGTTTAGGTGAACGATTGTGCCTTTTACGTTCAGTTTATGTGGAGCAAGGGCTGTTGTTCCTATAGAAATATTACCATTGCCAGTGATAAACATTCTTTCATCACCACCAACTTTAAATCTCATAGTGTCATCAGCATGAGTATAACTAAGGTAACCTCTTTGGTTATCGTCTGGGTCACCAAAAACCAAATAAGATGTTGTGTTGTTCGGAGTCAACATCGATATGGCGTTAGCTGAATTATTTTCAACAACTAAGGTTGATTGGCTTATGGCTGAAACCGATCCCGCAGAATTTTTATGTAAATGTAGTTTAGCGTCAGGATTATTTGTTCCTATTCCAACATTACCGCCTCCATAAGCTGCTATAATAGCACCATTGCTATCATAATTTAAATATAATGTATCAAGACTTGCACTATTAAAATCTTTCCCTTCTATATGCCTTACTAGCATACGACCATTTCCAGTTCCTCCGACATTCACTAAGTCGGTGGTTGATGATCCTGCACCTGCTGAAACTGTAAGTAAATCTTCTGGACTTGTTGTTCCTATACCAACTTTGCCATCACGCATGATGGTCATTAGCGGATTTGTATACCTCACAAAAGAGAAAGCTCTTTTACCTGCGGTTGTGCTAAAATCACTGTCATCATTTTCTCTAGTAGAGAAAAACATGTCGCCATAAAGAGCAGTAGAGGAATTTGGTGTAGCTGCCAAAAATCCTAATGCAGATTGAGAGGTATTTGTTTGCCTAGCTCCAATACTTCCAAAAGTTGTGCTACTAGCAGAACCGAATTGTATTGTAGCATTAGGCCCACTAGAACCCAAATTAACCAATTCAGTGGAATTCATGGCAATCTCTAGTGGCACATTAGGATCATTCGTTCCTATTCCAACATTGCCATTACCATCAAAAACAACTTTTGGGGTTGTTGTATGTATATTTGTAGCATCTTTTCTGTAAATAAAATTTAAACCACTTCCTTTTGCTGGTCCATCAGGTGAAATACTCCAGACATTATAATCACCAGTATTAGGCCCATGAATAAAGACCATACCATAGTCTGGATATGTAGCATTATTATAAGTAGAAGCATAAACCATGCTTTTAAGACCGCCATTTACAGAAAGGCCAATACGGTCATCTGCATAGACACCATTAGCCCCACTAAAGACATTAGTGCCAATTTGTAAATCTCCAATAGGACTAGCATCACCTATACCAATATTGCCATCCTCTGCGATAGTTAACCTAAGATCACCAAGTTGACTATAATCATTTCCATCTCCCGCTGCTGTACCATGGTTATCTACATAAAATTTAATAGCCTTTGGCGCAGAATGAATTGTGTCGCTACCTGCGGCAGCGCCTTCTAAAAATATTAAAGAATCAAAGTAAGATGCAGTTCCCGCAGTAACCGCGCCCGCTGTCATTTTTAATCCAGCACCAAGAGCTTGAGCTGTAGTTATTTCATCATGTTTAACAGATAAGAAAACTCTACCATCAATACTATTGCCATCATTATGTACAAATAAAGGCTCTGCTGGTTGATCTGCTAATGCAGTAGCATCTGCTATAATTTCTAATTTTTGCGATGGACTATTTGTTCCTATGCCTACATATCCCCCGCCACTTTGCAGAACTAAATCATGTGAGCTATTATGAGTATGGATATACATGTTATTGGAACCCGCTTGCATACGGCCTCCAACATTCCACCACTGACCAACAGCAAAGAAGCTGTCTCCAGCAGTGTTTCCATCTACCCAAGAACCGTAGAAATTATTTTGTGAGTCAAAGTTTGATCTAGCTGTAACAACAAACTTTTGATTGGGACTATTTGTTCCTATACCAACATTACCTGCGCTTGTAATACGCATTCTCTCTGATGAATTAGTATTGAATTGAATAGTATCATCAGAAGGGAAACCAAAGTAAGTATTTGTATCTCCGTTATGCCTTATATATCTATCTGTAGCTATATCTCCTGCAACATCAAGCTTGTAAGCAGGAGTTGCGCTTCCTATACCGACATTGCCTCCAGATAAAATCTGCAAACGATAAGCTGTGTTTGTAACATCATAAATTCCAAAACTTCCATCATTGTTTATTATGGAGTAGTCAGAATCATTATTAGTGTCAGTTAAATTTATCCTTGGATAATTATACGATAAAGTTAAATTGTTTTGTAAGGTTATCGCATTTGTAGTAGTCGCCCCCCTATCAGTAACAGTCTGTAGAGTATCCTCATCATAAGGATTGGCTCCTGTCATTACAGGGTTGCCATTTATTGTAACTACCCCGCTAAATCCTGCATCCCCAGTAACAAGAAAGTTTTGTGCTTCTACTTTTACATCAGAATCACCCTGACCTAACTTTAAAGTTTTGTTTGTTAAAGCTCTTATAGCTCCATTCTGCTCAAAAATAATATCAGTCTCAGTACTTCCATCTCCGATATAAATATCTCCACCTGCATCTCCTATACTTATTTGACCTGTGCCAGCATTAGCAATACTAATACTTTCATCAGTTTTATCATAAACAATAGAAGCTACTCCTGTCTCCCCAGTTCTAAACTGGAGTGTGTGTTTATCTATATAGAAATTGTCTCCTGTTACTGTTGGCATTATATTCTAGAACCTCCGATTCTTTTAATGTTGTTTACTGTACTTACACCTATCTTAAAGATGTATTCTCCTACCTTTTTAAGAGTATTTAATCTTCTATTACCTATTCCACCTTCATTGGTTATTGCTATTTTTAAGGGTTTTTCCCACCACCCAAGTCTAGCATTAGAGCTTACAGAACAAAATCCAACTCTAAGTTTCTTAGGAAACCAACTCTCATTAGTTATTGTGATAGTTTTGCTATTGTATTGAGTTTTTGAATTAAACGGTGTGTTTTGGTAACTTTCCGCTGGGGTAGTGCTATCGTAATCAAATCTACCTTGACTGCCAAAATTCACATGAACATCTGGCTTAATCAAATATCTACTGTTTTTATTACCACTAAAAAAATCTGAATAATAATACTGGTCACTATATGTCCCTGTATAATGATTCCTATCTGAAATAAAATAATAGATTAAATGCGGGCAATAACTCCAACTTGTTGCATTATTATATGTTGTTTCTGGCAATTTAGCTTCACCAGTTATCCTAATTGTAGCTCTTGCTGGCACTTCAATTTCTTGATAAGACCCATCTGGATCTGCATATCCCCCACTTATACCACCATAAACCCTGTAAGCGCCCTCTTCTTCTTTCCAACATTTTGCAACTCCACCAGAATAAATAAAATCATTACCTAAAATATAATCTTTATCTTTAAATAATAAATTAAACTCTGGGCTATATCTATCAATAGATCTAGAACTTTCATAATAAGTTTCATCATTATTATTAATAACCTCCGCTACACATTTACTGTAACTGATTGATTTTTGAGTTCCATAGTAAGCTCTGATAGGGTAATATCTGTAATGTATTTCGCATTGAAACATTTCTGCGGCATCATGTAAATATATACCATATTCTCCATTGTAATAATTTTGATAATGACTTATTTGACCCCCCATTTTACTTGGAGATCTTGAATAATCATATTCTCTTATTCTAACCATTCTATTAAACCAATACTTACCATTACGATAATATACATATCTATTTTCGTTTGATCGGCGGCAGTTTAAATAAACAGAATTAAATATGTTATTATCTGTACTACCAGAATACCCACCTCTATACATGTTAGCTATAATCCAGTTTCTCCACATACTATAGAAGTAACTGTCTGCTCTTATGTAATTAGCATCAGAATTCCCCATACCATCAACTACAACACCTTCACAAGTGTGAGAATATCTCCAATAGCCGTCGTTATAACCTCCTCTAAACCAAAGTTGGTAAGAAGAACTACTATTACCTAAACCTAAAAACTGAACATCTTTTATTAAAAGTTTTCTATCATATCTGGTTTGACCATCTATAGTAGTTCCAGTGGTTCTATATTGAAAATATACATAAGGCTTATCTACAGAATAATCTGCGCCTCTTATTGTTATTTTTCTATTAGCTTTATATAAGAAAGTGTTTACTGCAACCGCATGAGGTAAAGCGGGGCTAAATGTCAAAGTGTTTCCTGATTTGTTGCTTATTAAGTGCCTTTTGTTTGTATCTAAATACCAATTATTATTGTCATTAGGAAATAACTGGTCAAAAGTTTCATCATCAGTTTTTATGTGATCAACGTAAAATTCATCACCAACAGAATAATCACTAGCATCATTTATAGTTATAGTTGTAGAATCTTTTGCTGTATGAGATGTCACCATAGATGCGACTCGCCTTACAGTAGATTTTGCATAGTGGTGTGATACAGCGCCGCCTAAGTAAACTTTTTGTCCAACAACGTTGGTGCTAGATAGATTACTTTCAAAAGTTATTCTATTTAAATTATTGTTAATATCAGAAATAACTAAAACATTTCTATCGCTGCCATTTCCAAAAATTAAAGTTTGCCCAACTCTAAAAATTCTAGAGTCATTTACTTTTATTTTATTATCTCTAGCTGAAACAACTGTATCTTCAGGACCAACTAATTGCCTTGGATAAATATTATTGCTATCAATATCATGAATAATAAAACCCTCATCTAAACTATGCGCTGATTCATTGTGAGCTTGGTTGTCAGATTCCCAAGAACTTCTTGATTGATTAACACCATCTCCAGATAAAGGACCAGTGGGGTAATTTGTATTAGCAATCCATTGGTCTCTTGTTTTTAAATCATGATATCTATAATGAATGCTACACCAGTCACCTGATGCAAAATTAGTTGAACTATCAACACTAAAATATGCATCTCCAACATCTCCAGAAGCAGAAAGTTTTGTTTCTTGCGTTGGTGAACTTCCAGTAGCTAAAAAACTCGCTCCAGCTTCAGCTCTTACATTTAAACCATGATCGTCAGCATTTGTCCCTTTAAAAACTAAGGTGCTGTCATCCACCATTTCATAAAGACCATTTGTTCTTACGTCTAAGTTTCCATCCATTCTTAACTCTGTAACCATTCCGCCAGAGTGTCTTAAATGCCCATAGATATTAGAATTTCCAAAACCGTCAGAGATAGTGCCACTAACATTGTAAACAACGGTATGCCCATTTGTTATAGTGAATGTATCTCCATTTGCATTAGGAAAACCACCACCACCCCATGTGGAAGCATCATTAAAATTGCCGTTTTGTGTAGATGTGTAAGCTGCCATTAATCTTCAAATTCTATCATTTCTTCTATAGTTTGAGGCGCTCCCAAAGGTTCCATTCCCACTTTAACAACAACACTTAATAAAACTTCATCATCATCATTTGTAATACTTTCTACTTCAAAAAGATTCAAAGCATCCTCGTCTCCATAAAGAGAAGTCTCATTTGTGTTTTTATCGTATTTAAAATAAACTCTCATTACATTTTTCTAATCATCGCTTTAATATTATACGATTCGCCATCGCCATTTTCCATGGCTTGGGCTATAATCGTGCCTAGGTTTTGCTCTTTCATGGCTTGCCCATGGCCTTGTTTGCTTGATGTAACAATATAATCACCGACTTTAATTGGGCCTGTTACAAGAATAGGCTCTGCTCCAAGCACTACAGGAGAATCAAAATCTATTTTACTAACACCAAAAACTAAAGTGTCATTTTCTTTATCGCATGGTTTTAATTCACCATCTCCGTCTATAACAAGGACTGTTCCGTCTTTGTAAAATTTCAATTTGCTGGAAGATGCGTTCTCCTCTAAGTAAGCACCACCGATGTAGTAAGTAGATCTTGTAGTACCAGCGACATCAAGTTCATAGCTTGGAGCGCTTCCTATGCCTACATTACCCAATCCATCAATTATAAAAATGTCTGTTCCGTCTCCTTTTTCAATCAATACAGGGAAATCACTTGAATTATATCCTGCTCTAACTCTTAAACCTCTACTCTGACCCGCTGTAGTTGATCCATCTAAACGAGCAGCAAAATAATTATTCTCTGCTTGAACCATTAGTTTGTCACCTGCGGGGGCAGCGACATTAATACCAACACTATCATTATCAATAGTTAAGACATCAGCGTTTGATTGACCCAAGATTAATGGTCCATTATAATAGTTTATAATTTTAGCAGTGTCTGTGCTTGAGTTATTGTAAAGTTCAAGTCCTCTGCTAGCCCCTGCATTAGATGTTATTGTCAGTCCATCTGTTGTAGAACCATCAATTCTTACTTGCCCTCCTACCTGAAGAGTTTTATCAGGATCAGTTGTTCCAATACCAACATTTCCGTCATAATTCTCTACGTATATTGATCCATTTAATCTTAATGATCTACTAGCAACTCCAACTTCTCTACTATATAAATAAGTATAGTTATCGTCTGCATCATAGCCAATACTTAAACCTTCTTTATTGACATTTTCAAAAGCTGCTATGCCGTAATCGGCATTTGATGCATTATTAACAGCATCTTCATAAACATGAAGGCGTGATCGAGGGTCGTTTGTTCCTATACCTACTAAACCTTCAGCATCTATACGTACTCTCTCTACATGGTCTGAATCAAATGGACTTGTGTGCAAGGCCATTCCGACTCTTCTGTTATAACCTGCTCCAACATCCTCAGAAACAGCGTAAACAGCAGCAGTTTTTCTATTTGGGCTAGAATTGTCATTAACAAACCCTCTTAATCTCATTCCCCACTTAGCACCTGCGTTTGCAACATTTGCAGGATCTTCATTATTTCCTACTCGTAGAGTTAATAGATTATTAACTCCAGTGGAATTCATTGTGGGAGAAGTCGCTCCAGCACCTAAACTCACATCAAGTCTTGATTGTGGGTCAGTAGTAAGTATACCAACATTTCTGGTATCCTCTTCAATATACATTGCGACACTAGGAGAATCCGAAACTCCTACGTCAAATTGCAAAGAGGCATCACTTCTTACTTTTCCCGCAGTAGCTTGATTTCTAAAGTAAATGCTTCTATCAGTATTGCCCGCGCTATCCAACCTCATATCACCACGAAGATCTAATTTTACTTGTGGGTTAGTTGTTCCTATACCGACATTACCATCACTCTTAATACGGACTTGATCCGTGCTATTGCTGACGATAGAAAAATCATGGTTTGAGTATGTCCCCACCCTACCAACAGATCCTGCTCGGAGTTTTACAGTAGCAGCACCGTTTTCTACTACATTTACTGTTGCATTACTGCCCTCCACATGTAGCAATTCAGCAGGATTAGTTGTTCCTATACCTACATTACCCGCAGAGGTTGCAGCTAAAATTTCGGTAGCTCCATTATTACCTTTTACATGTAAGGTTAAACGGCTGCTTGAGTTATTAGCATCTTGAATAAAAAATCTTGTTTGATCCCAAGTCCCATCATTTATAAACTGCCAAACACCACTGTCAGTGGTGTCACTGAAACCATAAAACTTTACTTCATTATATTGGTCATAACTATGAAATAGAGTAGCCTCTGAACTTCCATCTCCTATTTGCAACATAGCATCTGGGTCACCTACTCCTATACCGACATTACCCTCTTTGATAACCATATCAACAGTGCCAGCCTCATCCGCACCATTTCTAGTGAAATGTATACTATCATTAGACCCATTATTATCTGAATCATAATTAATATGCAGAGAACCTTTTGCATTTATAGCAGAAGTATTAGAACCCAAGAAGTCAATTTGTTGTCTTGAAACTCCTCTTGTAGTTATTTCTACTCCATCTGAGCCATCTTTAAATCTTGCAAGGCTATCAGAACGAGCGCCAGTGACAAAAAGCTTTGTATCTGTTACAGCTTCTGTGCCGACATTTAAAACACCAACACTGTTAAGAGCCATATAATCAACATTTCCTGCTCTGAATTTTAGGTCATTTGTGGTAGCTCCAACACCTACATCTTGAGTGGTATTTTGATCTTCTAATAATAAGTAACAATTAGTTCCAGCGGTTCTTTGTATTAAAGCTGGCTTGTAATTAGTTGCTGCCAAATGGAAGGGTTGTTCTGGTGCAGTCGTTCCTATACCGACATTGCCGTTAGCATCATCTATAACGAATTTAATATTACTGTTTAAAGTTGCAGAGTTAGCTATAATATATTTATCATTATGGTCTATCCCGACTGACCAAGTGGTCTCTGGACTTACGTATTGATTATAAGCCCAACCCGCAGAGGCATTCGTTTCTGCTCTAAAGGTAGGATTCGCTCCCTCAATATGTATAGTTTTGTCGTATTGCGCTGTTGGATCAGTTGTCCCAATACCTACATTACCAGCATCAGTAACAGTTAACCTTCTGCTACCATTAGTTATTATACTTATATCATCAGCAGTGTCTGTCCCTATACGGAAATCATCGTTAGCTTGTTCAAAAGCTTTGAAGGTAGAATTAGCACCAGTAATGACTAAAGTATTTCCTGTTATTGTTCCAGCGCCAATATCATTGGTTGTTATATTACCTCTGTCGGTAACCGTTTGAAGGGTATCAGTATCTAAATCGCTAGCTCCTGTCATGACAGGATTACCATTTATAGTAATACCATTTTCAAAGTTTCCGCTTGTGCCGTGAATTGTGCCACTTACATCAAGTTCGTATTGAGGATTTGTATTTTTAACTCCTACATACTGATTAATCGGTCTACAGACTATAGATGGAGTGTCGCTTGAAGTAACATCTTCTATGCCCCAATAACTTGTTGGAATTTTTGAGTTAGTAGAAGATCCTCCTCCAACACCCGCTCTCCAAAGATAATTTATTGATCTTCCATATTGAATTGTAGCTCCATAACTCGCATCTCCCTCAAGTTTAATTAGTTCACCATTTGCATCATCCCCACTAACATGAAGAGACTTACTTGGATTAGTTGTTCCAATACCAACATTACCTCCGCTTGTAATACGAACAGCTTCGTTTTGATTTGTGCTAAATCTAAAACTATCATCTGAATGGAAGTATTGAATCTTACCTTCCACATTCGCATTTTCATCACCAAAAAGTATTTGACCCGCTGAATTGCTAGCGGCCATAATTGACATTCCAGCATATCCAGAATTTTGAATAATAAAGTCATCAGCACCAGCGTTAACTGACCCAATGACAGTTGAACTATTAACTTCTAGTTTACCTAAAGGAGAGTTTGTTCCTATACCAACATTACCTTCGGAAACGTCTACATATAAAGTATCTGTATCGATTTTTACATCACCGTATCTATCAATTGCAAACCTTTCTGTTTCAGTACCACCGTCTATAATGCCTATTGTGAAAAAATTATTACTATTACTGTTATAGTGAAGTTTCGCCCCAAAGTTGTCACTTTCTTGCAGCCAGAGAGTGGCAGAGTTTGTTGCATCAGATGTGTCTCTAATCTTTAATACAGGATCGCTTGCTTCTAAATGTAGTAAAGTATCAGGGCTAGTAGTTCCTATCCCAACCTTACCATCTCCTTGAATTATCATGCGCTCACTAGCAGAACACTTGAAAACTATTGGTTTGTTATTACTATCATCATTATCGTAATCAGATTCGATGTATAAAGCATCAGCGGCTTGTATATATGCTGACGCAGCATCATTTGTAAAAATGATTTGATCACCACCAACTTGCACATCGCTATTTAGATATGCAATACCTACAGATCTAAAAGTGCCATTAACGTCTAGCTTTGTTTGTGGATCAGTTCTTCCTATACCAACATTACCAGCAGAAGTAATACGCAGCCGTTCAGCAGTATTATCTCCTGTGTCTGCGGTACTATTAGTTGAAAATACTAAACTACCTCTTGAATGTGATGCCTCAGTTAAAAAGCTTAATTTCGCACCTACCGTATTAGCATCAGTTGTTTGTGCAAACCCTATAGAAATTGCATCCCCAGAGGTACTACTATCTAAATCTCTGAGCATTAAATGGAAGTCACCAACTGCTGGAGAACTATCCAAGTCATAAGCTGTATTTTCGATATGAACTTTGCTAACAGGACTATTTGTTCCTATACCAACTCTTGAAGTCGATCCATCAAAACGCATTATCTCAACTTGCGAATCTGATGTTCTGGTTTCAAAAATAATATCCTTATCGTTAGTTAGTGATCTAAAATAGACATCATAATTATTGTGATCATAGTATAAATTCGCATTGTCTGAATATATTTGTATGTCATTTGATGTGCCTAATTTCAACCTTATATTATCAGAAAGCTTTAAAGAGTTATCTGATTCATCAACTTGTACATATCCACCATTTGCGGTACTAACAAGAAAGTCGCCGCCATCAATTTCAAGCTTATATGATGGATTATTTTTTCCTATACCAACATTACCTGCGCTTGTGATACGCATCCGTTCAGTTACATTTCCACCGCTTGGTCTAGTTAAAAAATACAAATCCCCATAACTTGAAGGGCCTTTTCTTTCGTGAGCTATTGCAGCACCTACCGCTGTTGCATCGCTTGAAAGTCCAAAAGAAATACCAATGCTTTCATTAGTGTCATTAGCTAAATTATGAAGATTTAAGGCGTATTTATTATGAGTATTAAAATCACTTGAGCAATCTAAGGCACTATGAATAGTTGTTGTACCTGCTGGATTGTTTGTTCCTATGCCGACATTCCCACCTTGATGTAAAACCAGTTGAGTTGAGTTACCGCTAGTAAATAAAGTTAAATTATTACTTGTGTTAGTTCTAAGGCTGTTTTGATCTATGCGAAGACTTTGAGATCCCGCTGCGTTCTCCATAGTCAAAACGCCATCACTAGAAGACCCTTTAATTCTTGCGTTTCCTACGACATCAAGACTCGCTGTGGGATTAATTGTTCCTATACCAACATTAGCTGAAGAATTAATAAAAATCGCATCATCCGTGCCTCCAACATTAAATGACATAGAGTCAACATGACTAGCTTGACCAATAGAAAGCTCATTAGCCGTAGTTAAGTTTAAGATGGTAGCTATATTGCCTTGAAAGTCATATGAAAGATACCCTCCATTGTTCTTTGTAAGAACAGATCCATTAACTTGAAGTTCTTTTATTAGACTAGTTGTTCCTATACCTACTCTATTATTTGTGCTATCTACATATAAAGTATCAGAATCAAAATTAACATCACCATTTATAGCTAAAGTTCCTTGGTCGTTAAGAAGAGAGCCTCTAACCCGCAAGTCATGTTCGACATAAGCTCCAGCACTAGAAGAAGCATAAAAATAGTTATTAGAAACTACGACAATACCATTATCGTCAACTCTTAAAAGTTCGCTGTTATTAGCATTTCTAACCCTGAATGCTTCTGTATTAATACTTGTTCCCGTGCTTTTAATTTCTAGAGTCGCATCTGGGTCAGCAACTCCTATTCCAACATTACCGCCATCTAAAACAGTCAATAATCTAGTAGGAGTGGCATTCCATACATTAAGAGCATCTGTACTATTCGCTCCTAAATAAGATCTTAGTGTTCCTTGAGTATTTAAAGATATTAAGGCAGGATTTCCATCTGTTCTATTTATAGTGACTGGATGAATTGAATCTGTAACAGAAACACCGTTATTAAGACTTAGAAGATTAGTCGTAGTCGCTCCTCTATCAGTAACGGTTTGTAGAGTATCGCCTTCCGTAAATCCAGTAATAAAAGGATTACCGCTTACTGTAGGTATATTAGCAAAAGTTACATCGCTACCTGAAACGACCAGAGCATCAGTTGCATATTGACCCATTACAACCCTATCGTCACTAAAAACCTCTACGATTGGCAATCCAGCGACATCATTTACCGAGAAAATAGACCCAGTAACTGTATTATTTACCGTCAAAAGCCTACCATTTGACCCATCTACAGTAAATTTATCAGCTACACCAGTACCAAGACTTGTTAAATTTAACTCTCCGCTGTTTTGGAACTTTAATCTGGCGGCTCCAGATAAAGAGGTATCGAAAGTGCTGCCTGATGCAGAGCCTGTATTAAACTCTAAAAATCCAGATTCTGGGTTGATAAGGATGTTTGGCATACTACTTTAAATTACACTTAATTTTCTGTTTCTTCTAAGGGAACCATAATAACTTCGCCACCATCATAAGTGGTGACAACGAGCTTATCTCCCATGTCGTCTTCTATTTCTTCCTTTATAATGTGGGGGTCGCTCATACTATATTCCTATAATCTTTATCTCCTAGTTCTGGCGCTAAAAAAAGGTTTGCCAATGCAAAAGTTCCGTCATTTGGGCCAGTTCTGTAGGTGTAATTTCTTAATATTAAAAATTTCACATATACAGTCCCATATCTCCAAACTGAATATTGTGGACTACTTAATGAATCATTTCCAAAACCAGTAATTAAATTAGTATTACTCCCTTCGTTATTAAAACTAGTGATAGCAGTCCAATCCTCTGGATAATCTCTCAAATAATTGTGATAGACATAAGTTGATCCAGCTCTTCCATTCATAACAGGTGTTCCTGATGGTGTCGAATAACCTATATCTGGAAAAGTCCCAGCCGTTACACCGTCTGTTTGTGTTAAAGGTATTTTATAATCACCTTCTGCTGTTAATTGTGCGCCAGATTCACTATAGTATATATTGTAGTCTCCATGGCCAATTCTGGTGTATTCGTATGGAGTTGAATAATCAGGGTGACTAGCTGGATATAAACAAAAATGTCTAAAAATTTTATTTGAAGATGTAGACCAGCCAGCATTTGAGTTAACATAAGCATGAGAATCTCCAGCACTTAAATCTCTACTCAAAGTTGTGTTTGCATGACCTCCGAGGCTTCTAAGATCTATACGATTGTCATTTTTATCATAGTGTGTTAGACCTATATGTCCTCCACACAAATCGCCGTTACTATCTCTTGTGAGAGTTTTTACATAAGTTATTTGTCTATAGTTTTTAGTAAAATCTGGGTAAAATTTTTGTGAGGAATTAGCACTGCCGCCATTTCCACCAGAAATCATCAAATATCCAAAGTCTCTATTAGGATGCGGCCCTCCAGTCGGGACATAACTTGTCACGAAGGTAAAGTTTTCGTTGCCATCTTGAAGATCGCCGTTTTCTAAAAACCCAAAAGAGTCATGTGATATTTCTCCGCCCATTATATTCCAAACCTCCTTTTTTGAGCATTAAAGTTTTGTTTTACCTCCTCGTCTGTAAGTTTTTTATTGTAAATATTTATGTTACTTAACTTGCCATTAAAGAAGTAACTACCATCCCTCCAACGAGCAATAGTAAACTGACTAGTAGAGTCTTTTCTAATAGCTTGAGTGGCAGATGATGTATGATTTGAAGAACCGTCAGAATTTAAAACATCATAAGTATATCCAACGGCATCAGCAAACCTCCATACGCAAAAATTCCATTTATTTAAACTTAAAACACAATTTGCACTAGAGGTATGGTTACGAATTGTTCCACCAGTGTCAAAAAACCAAGATGCCATTTCACCATCCGTACCGCTACCAGAACTAGAATCTATAAACAAACTGTATATATGATTACTGTTATCAGTTCTGTTTACAATCGCTAAGTAAGTATTACTGCTTGTAAAGGTATCTGGATTAAGCCAAACACATACAGTAAATTGTCCACCACTATCATCATAGTCGAAAGTATCTGGCCCTACTAAATCATTAGTTCCATCAAAATCAAAATAACCATTTGAATTAAAAGTAGCCCCATTTATGCTACCATTAGTATCATTGCCACTTCTATCAGTCCACGTTGTGCCACTACCCGCATATGATTTAATATCTTTAGCGTCTAGACAAACTATTAATCCATCTGTTACTATTCTTGGTGAGTAATTAGTTCCCATCTGGTTCTATCTCCAATCTATCTATATCTTTACGTTCTCCATAAACTACATAATCATAAGATCCTTCAACACCGCCAATCATGACAGTTTCGGGGCTTTTAGATTTTATGTATAAATCTTGTTTCTTTCCTATTGGTGTGAGGACAACTGTTATAGAGTCCTCATGTACTAATGCAGACCAATAATCTGGCAGTTCTATGATCGCACTATTTGTTGTGCCTCTTACATAAACTCCATTCTCTGGACCCTCCAAAGATGCGTACTGGAGTTTTTTGTTTTCTTTTGTTGGGTGATCAATAAGGAAAGATTTACTTGTCGCTGAGAAGTGGCCAACAACATCGAGGGCATTGCTTGGAATGGTTGTTCCTATACCTACTTTACCATCTCCAAGGATGGTCATCCTTCTGGTATCGTCTGTTCTGAAATGTAAAGAATTACTTGATCCTACAATAACATCATACGTACTCGAAGCATATATCTGAGAACTCTTAAAATCAGCAAATGCAGTGCTTGCAGAAGCTTCTGCTCTTATATTACCTTTTACATGTAAAGGTGTTGAAGGGCTTGTAGTTCCTATTCCAACATTACTTCCAGTTAAAGCTATATATCTACTTGGGTTTCTTTGAGATATAGTTAAATTGCCGTCTGTCTCGTATCCAATAGAACCCATTATACCTTGAGTCCCATTATCATTAAAATTAATTAAAGCGGCAGCTGTTGGATATGATGAATTTGCATCTTGTATAAATACATTTGTAAAATTAGATGATACATGGAGAGTACCTGAAGGAGTTTGAGTTCCTATACCAACTCTATCTTCAGAAGCATCTACAAATAAAGTATCTGTATCGACTTGAAAATCTCCACCGTTATCAAAAGCTGCTATTGTCGCATTATTGATATTAAACGCAATAGTTCCTGCTGTTTTACAATTTAAAAATGTATTTCCAAGATTATTTTGTTTTAAAGCATAATTACTAGTATTGGCGTAATTAATATGGCCGAAAAATGCGCTATCAGCTTGCCCCATGTATCCAACATGTGCCTTACCAATAATAGCAGAAACATCTGTATCTGGATTTATTTCTAATTTCTCTGTTGGGTTACTAACCCCAATACCAACTTTACCAGTCTCATCAAAGTAAATACTAGCAGACTCTAAAAGAGTAGCATTTGGTCTAAAGTGTAACTTATCGTCAGATCTTGCTTGTAGCCAATATCTATTACTACCATCCATGAATCTTAAGTAAGCCCCATAAGAAGGATGTGAGTGAACAGTTAAAGATGAATGATTGTCAGTGCTTCTTAAACGAGCGCCATTATCTCCTGTAAATACAGTATCTAATACAAAAGATGGATTCTTTGACCCTATCCCAACTTTACCGTCAGACGCAATACGAACTCTTTCCGCACCACTGGCATAAAGCGTTAAATTATCTCCTATAGCTCCATATCCATGTAATCCAGTAGACGTTCCAGAATCTTGAATAGATATATAAGCAGTGCCATCAGTGCTTTCAAATATAGCTACTTCATTTATTGCGCTTGAATTAACATGAAGTCTTTGACTTGGATTAGTTGTTCCTATTCCAACCTTTCCATCAGTATCTATTGTTAGTTGGGCAGTTCCTGCTTTTGAGATTTGGAAATCATTCTCTCCTGTGCCACCAAAGACTCTATTAAGAACAAATTTATGATCTTGATCACTATCAGTGTCCTGCCTAGCAACGATAGTATTATTGTTATCATCAACATCAATTTCAATCGACTGACTAGTCTCTCTACCAACAGATAATCTTGGGTTACCTCCAGCAGCGCTGTTGTGAATCGATATAGCGTTTGTTGTAGTAGCCCCTCTATCAGTAACAGTTTGCAATGTATCTGTCTCAAAAGGAGATGTTCCAGTAAGCACTGGATTGCCATCTATGGTAATGCCATTTTCAAAGTTTCCACTTGTGCCGTGGATTGTGCCATCTACATCTAATTCAAAAGCAGGATTTGTTGTTCCTATACCAACTTTACCTTGGTAATCAACCCGCATTCTTTCCTCTAAAGATGCACCAGCATCACCAGTAGTATGTTCAGCATTATTGGTGTAAACTACGAATGCCCCGCAACCTTCTTTTATCTGACTGTCAGCATTTCCATTCTGTCCAACCTCTGCGCCAATTCTAACTTGAGGGGTTTCATTAGTATTATCATCAGTAAGAGCAAAATCAATAAATGATTTCTGCTGATTAAGATCAACGCCAACATAATTATGTAATTTAAAAAGAGTTGTTCCTGTAGAAGTCGCACTGGTGCTACTTGATTTATATACATCAAGTGTCGTTGTTGGACTTGATGTTCCTATACCAACGTTACCGCCAGCAATTGCACGTATAGATTCACTGCCATCAACAGTAAGCGCTATGTAACTTGAAGCGGTTTCATCTCCTTTATCAGCTTCAATAAGTAATGCCCCATCACTAGCGTCGATATGAGCGTAAGGCGTTCCTGCTGCGTCACTATCTCTTAATCTTATTCTAGGGCTAGACCCATCTATATGTAGAAGCTCTTGTGGATTATCTGTTCCTATACCGACATTACCAGCAGAAGTAATACGCATCCTTTCAGTCGCTGTATTAACTCCAGCAGCTGTTTTAAATGTCAACGCAGCAGGTGTATTTGACCATGCTTCACGAACACAATTTATGCTTGCTTGATGCCTTGCGCTTGCACCTTTTTGCTCATCACCAAAAATTATTGATATTGGTCTTGTAGCAAAATTAGAAAAACTTTGACTACTGTTAACTAAATGTATGCAATTTACATCACCTCCTGCATCTATTTGTAACTTTCCTTGAGGTGCTGTGTCGTTGATGCCCACTTTACCATCAGATGCAAATCTTACTAATTCAGTGCTAGAGTTAACGAAAGTAATATCAGTTGAAGCACTACTAGCTCTTATCTGCGCTTGGTTTCCAGCAAAATAAAATTCTCTACTGTCACCATTTATTCTTATGTTACCATCAACCGTAAGTTTTTCAGATGGAATATCTGTTCCTATACCAACATTACCATTTCCATCAATAGATAAATCTTTACGATTATCAGTAAGGTTATTTATAGTAAAATTACCGCCTAAATGTCTTATTTGGAAAGTGTCAGAAGAATCTCTTCTTAATTCAAATCCGTGATTTGTGGATGCTCCATCAGCAAGTATAAAGCCTTCATCCACATGGAGTTTTTCTGATGGGGCATTAGTTCCTATTCCTACACTTCCTTGATCATTTATTACAAACCTTTGACCTGACCCAACTTGGTCAATCATAAAGTACCCTTGATAATACCCAGAATTGCCAATCATTAACCCCCAAGTTTGAGAGTTATCATTTGTGAGTCTTATTTTATTATGATCAGTACTTGATTGAATGTGTAAAGGTGCTGATGGGCTTGTGGTTCCTATACCAACATTACCGCCGTTAAAATAACTATCCCCAGCAGTGTTAAGTTTAACATCTACATTACTACTTCCGTCTCTAAGTTCTATGTATGAGTTGTTACTACCGTCAGCAAGAAGAAAGATTGCACCTTGAGTGTCGTGAGCTGTAGGTGCATATTGAACACCAGCAGTTCCTCTGACATCTAACTTTCTTTGAGGATTATCTGTCCCTATACCAACATTACCATTATCATGAAGTCTCATGACTTCTGCGTTAGCCTGTCCCAAGATTAATGGCCCATCATAGAAGTTTATAATACTAGCTGTATCTGTGTTTGAGTTATTATAAAGTAATAATCCTTGACTTGCCCCTGCACTAGATGTTATTGTCAGTCCATCTGTTGTAGAACCATCAATTCTTACTTGTCCTGCTACTTGAAGAGTATCAGCAGGATTAGTAGTTCCTATACCTACATTATCACCACTAATAAGCAAGTTTCTGTAAGGTTTTATAACGATATCTCCATCAAGAGACCCTCTTTGTGCTTCTATAATAAATTGATTGTCATTATGAGTTAATTTGCCGTAATTGGAGTAGCCAACACCCGCAGCTACTTGCAATTCTTTTACTCTAGTTGAGCCTCCTGCAACATTAAGTTTATTGCCGAAATTGTTTGATGTTGTGTTAATTAATAAGTTACCACTTCCGTCGATTCTAGCTAACTCTGTAGTTCCTGAGTGGAATGTGTATTTAGTTGAAGATCCACTACCCGCATAGAATTTTACTTCATTAATTATTGAAGTACTAGGTTCTCCAATATGTATCGCTCCACCAGAATCTTTTCCTATAACTCTTCTTAAATAATCTCCCGCATTTCTAGAGTAGATATAATCATCATCGTACAGAACTATAGCTGCATCAGTTTCATCTTGAGTATGGCCTTGAGTTGTGCCACCTCTAAAGTAAGCAACGCCGTTAACATCTAATGCGCCTGAAGGAGCATTTGTTCCTATACCAACATGGCCATCAGTTTTTGTGATGACTACCTTCGCAGTTGATAAATCATCATTAGTATCATCGAATGCAAAGTAAGTTTGCCCATTAGGTATGCCTAATCGCCAAGCAGATACTCCTGCCCGCTCAAATTTTTGGTTAACCACACCTCCACCGACATTGGTCATGTGTAAGGTCGCATCAACACTATCTTCATTTATACCTACTCTATTTTCAGATACATCTACATATAAATTGTCGGTATTTACCGCTAAATCACCAATATTAAAATTGTATGAAGCAGCTTTAAATATTAAGTGCCTATTACTAGTGCCATTGTGTTGTGCATTAATATAAGCTGTTGCTGTGCCATCGTATGTTAAGTGAAGTCCATTGACTCCAACAGGTGAGTCAGTGCCTCCTCCTGTTATAGAAATAAGTTGTGTTTTTAAAGCGTTAGTCGTAGTTGCCCCATTATCAGTAACATCTTGGAGCGTGAGTGTCGCTGCCGCATCGCCAGAAAGAAGGTAAGGAGTTCCGTTGTTCGTAATGCGGTTACCTGCCCCAGTTCCTAGTACGTCACCTCCAAAAGTAGATGTACTACCAGAAACAACTAATGCATTTGTTCCAAATTCTCCTATAGAAATCTTATCATAACCAGAAGTGCTATCGACTTCTAAAACAGGAAGTCCAGCAGCATCATTTACGCTAAATATAATTCCAGTAGTCTCATCAGAAACATTGAAGAGCCTTCCGTGAGATCCATCTACAATAAATATATCACCAGAGGCATTTCCAGTATTAAAAACATGAAGTTTACCTGAAGGAGTTGTCGTTCCTATGCCAACATCTCCGCCATCTATAATATTTAAATTTTCATTGTGAAGGGCTGCTCGATGACCTAAGCTTAATGCGCTATTTTCAGCCATTAAATATTGAACAGTGTCATTATCCGCTAAGATAAGACCCATCTTATTATCATTGCTTTTAAACCTTACCCAATCATCATTGTCAACATCGACTTCTAATGTATAAACTGGATTGTCTGTTCCTATACCGACATTACCAGAAGAAGTTATCCTAACTTGTTCTGACCCATTAGTAAAAAACTGAAAATTATTTCCTACTGCCCCCAAACGAACGGAAGTATCGTTGGTTGTAGAATCATCAGAGAAAGACAAATAAGCCCCAGCATCTGTGCTTTCAAAGTTTGCAAGAACATTTGTTCCTCCTCCTTCAACATGAAGATGCCTTGATGGTGCATGTGTGCCTATACCGACTCTAGTATTACCACCATCTATGGTGAGAGTTGAGTTTGCAGTAGTTTGACTATTGTAAACAAAATTAACCCTGCTATTATCTAAACCAACAGAATAATAATTACCACCCGCTCTTTGTAACCTTAAAGCTTCTGCAAATCCCGCAGCGGGACCGTTGACATGGAGTCTAGCACTTGGAGAATCTGTGCCAATACCCATGTTACCATCCGCTTGTATTCTTGCTAATTCTGTAGTTCCTGAATGGAAGGTGTATTTTCCATCACTATGATTACCCGCTTCAAATGAAATTTCTTTTACAATAGAAGTTTCGCCTTGTCCTACAGTAATTACTCCAGCGGAGTCTTTTCCAATAATCCTTCTTAAGTAATTATTAGAAGTCTGTCCATAAATATAGTTATTATCTTGAAGAACTATAGCTGCATTAGTAGTGTCAGATTCTCCTGTATTGCCAGCAACTGTGCCTCCTCTTGCATGAATTGCTCCATTGACATCTAATTTTCCTGAAGGTACACTTGTTCCTATACCGACATTACTAGTCGATCCATCGAGTCTCATTAACTCGTTAACAGTTGTTGCGTCTTTACAGGAAAAAACTATATCAGAATTGATAGCGGCATTAGTTAATTTTAAATGCCCTTGACTGTTATATATCCAACTTTGGTTGGTGGTTGTTGTGTGGTAAATTTGTAAATCATTTGAAGAACCAAATTGTAAAAAGACATCATCTGGGACTTTGATTGAACTAGCCGACCCGTCGAGTCTAAGTAGCTCGGTTGCTGTGCCTGAGTCATTATCATTTTTAAATATTGTGTCTTTTCCGTTTGTCGTGTTCTCAATGTAAAGATCACCGACAGTGTTTTTTATAAAACCATTTGTACTATTGTGAATTAAGTCAATGCCAGCACCAATATTTAACTGAACATTATCAGGCACGTTGATGGAACTAGCCGAAGCATCTAGACGAAGAAGCTCTGTTGTTGAAGCACCTGCTAAAAATATTATGTCATCAGAATCTCTTGATGTTTGTATCTTCAGGTTATTGAACCTTGGTGCTATTGTGCTGTTTACACCATCTCCACCAACTTGTATAACTCCACCGCCAGTGTTTCCTAGCTCAAGGTATCCAACGCCGTTAGCTTTTAATGCTGCGTTATTGAATACAAAAAGATTAGGAGCTGTTATATCATTAGTTGTAGTCGCACCTCTATCAGTAACAATCTGTAAAGTATCTCCCTCAGATCCACTAACTCCTGTTAGTACAGGATTACCATTTATATAAATACCACTATCAGAGTCAACAAAAACACCGCTTTTAAAATTTAGTGTTAAAGTATTTGCGCCAGAAGATAAAGTTTCTGTTGTGTTACTATCTGATAAAACAAAAGCACCATCATGGTTTTCTTGTACTGTAGAGTTTCTACCAGCAGCAAAACCATAATCAGCTAAAACTTTGTTTTCTTTACCAGCACCTACAAATGAATAAATACCAGAAGCCGTGTTATCTTGGCCACCAAGCACTACAGAGTGAGTGCTAAATGTTTTATTTTCTTCTCCTCCAGCTATAATAGAAAATTCTCCACTGGCTATATTTGATTCTCCTCCACCTATAAAAGAGTAATCGCTAAATATAGAGTTTACATTACCTCCAGCTAAAACTGAATTTAAACCAGTGATTAAGTTACCTCCACCTCCAATAATTGAAGAATAGGAACTTTGACTTCCAGTAATTTTATTACCGTCACCCCCACCTAAAAAACTAAATCCACCACTATGTATAAGATTATTTCTACCTCCTAATACGACAGATCTATTTGATCCACTTATATCATTGTTCTCACCCCCAAGAGAAGATGAAAATCTACTAAAAGTAACATCATTACCTGAACCACCACCAATAAAGTTTAACTCATTTCCAGAGATTTTATTGTGAGATCCCGCACTGATTACATTGAAGTGACCACTAATAGAGTTATGAGCGCCTCCTACTATTATCGAACCTGTAGGAAGAGAACCTGTTATAACCTTATTTGTTGCCGCCGAACCACCAATACCAACACAATCACTTAAATCTACAGATATTTCTATAACTTCATCAACTTCATCAACATTTACGGTTGCTGTTTGCTTGCCTTCTGAAACACTAGACTCTGTAACAGCTTTCCCTCTTATACCTCTAAATTGCGCCTTGCTAGGAGGGTTTTCAGTTGGACCCGTATTATCTAAGTAAATATATTCTGGTGTGGCCCCATCAGTTTGAGTAACATTTTCTCCAGTCCATAAACCTGTTACTTGACCGCTTAAAACAATTTTGCTATCTTCCTCAAAAACATAAATTTCTGAAAATTGAGTACTACTATCTGCTGCCGCCCCTGTAAGTTCTCTTAATAGTTGAGGTCTATTAGTTCCAGTGATATAAATTCTTGCTCCTGTAGAACCTCCAGTTATACTAGTATTTGCTACATAATTGCCAAGACCCTGATTGGTTGTGTCAATAACTATATATGGGCTTCCTGAAGGATTTCCAGTGTCATCATATCTAACTTGTATTCCTGAACCCCCTGATATAGCTCTAAATCTTGTAGGAAGAGTTTCATCATCTCTGCCAGATTCTATAATAATATGCCCAATACCTCCTTCACCTTCTGAAGATGCCCCTGTAGCGCCTATTTGCTGTAATCCCCTTTTATCAAACTGTATATTATCTCTAAGTTCTAATTCTAAAATATGGCCACCTTTAACCTTGCATACAGGATAATAGCCTGTAATAAAACCTGTATCTTCAATACTATCATCAAATAAATATTGAAAGGTTGTAGCAGGAAAAGATGATTGTCCAGTTCCAGTTCCAAAAACTTTAGAGTCAACTAAAAAGTTTTCTTTGTTTAAAACAACATCAACCTTAAATGAGACCTCTTCATTTTCTCCGACATTGTAAACTTGATCCATCCCTGCTATGATGGATTCTTCACGAGATGTTTTCCCAGAGGCCATGTTATTAAAAACATAACCTTGGTTAAATGCATAACTGTAACCACTTAAAGCTCCATTTGTATCATATAAAGGCGATACAGATGGAGAAAATGGCACTAAGTCATTAGATGCTGCACCGTTATCTAATCTTCTTTGAAAGTCTCCCATTAGAATTAATCTTCATTATTTACAGAAGATAATTCATTGTCTAACTCACATTTTTGGTCAATAGAGCAAACTTCACCTTCTCTGTTTATATAAAATAATCTGTCAAACCATTTAAATTTATTAAAATTAACGGGTTTGATCTCTTTTTCTATATCTTCTCCAGAGAAAGGCGAATAAAAATACTTAGTACCACCTATTTTTAGCGATCCATCTGGAAAAAGATATTGTTTTTCTGCAAAATAACAATCTTTGAGTGTTGTATTCTGCCAATGTTCAATATATGCAAAATCATTATCAAAGTCGTGTCGCTTTGTTTCAAACTTTATAGTCTTTTTTACGATGGTTTTCACTTTAATAATGATATAAAATAATTACACCTATTTCAATTTTTATTCGAAAAATGAAAGCATGTTACAGAAATGACACGTATTTTTTTTTACCAAACTTGCATATGGATGTAAGTAGTGTAAAATGACCATAGACGAAGATTACCCAAGAAGTAGAGTGAGCGAGCGACCTAGAACAAAGAAAGAAGCCAAGGATTTTAAAAAGCAGTTTAAATTCCCTTGGGATGATGTACCAACAGTAGTGCTATTAATTATAGCGGCAGCCCTAATTTATGGGGCTTGTAGGTAATTAAAATTAATTTTTAATCAGATTCCTCTGAGCCTTTTGCTCTTTCCATTTGCTCTGGTGTAGGAGCGCCCTTATCGCCTTTTTTTCTCATCTTTTCTCCAGAACCTCTTTTAATACGCTCTTTTTTCTTTCTGATATTCTCCCAAAGACTACTATCAGACTTTTCTTTCCCTTTTAAAATCTCATTATGACGCTTCATAAACGCCTCATGATTCGGACCTGCCATATACAAAGTCTTTCCATCATCAGTTTTATGAGTGTGAATACCTTTCAAACCCATCTTCTCTGCATCTTTTTCAGCTTCTTCCTTAGTCTCAAAGTAATGCTTCATAACATCAGGAGCGCCATAAGATTTTTTCTTCTTTTCGTGATGAGCAGCTTTACTTTCTTTTTGTTTTTGTTTTTTTAGAATCTCTTTCTGAAGCCAGCTAGGCAAACTTTTTTGTTTTTCAGTTAGCTTACCCTCGTTCTCTTCCATAAGCATGGCTCTATCTTTCTTGTACTGAACTGCACAAGTAGACATTGTTTTATCCATGTCCATACCTTTTGTATCAACAAGCTCACCATCAGTCATCATACAATGACTCATGTAAGATTTAAACATGGTCTTTTCTTTGTCATCCATATCCATGCCATAAACTTTCTTATCTTTATAAGCTGCTTTAGCTATATCTTGATCAGCTTTTCTGTATGACTCTTTTACCTTTCCACCTCTCATCATTTTAAGAAATGTATTTACTCTAGCCATAGCCCAGCCATGTCTACTCATATTTGGTCTATGAGATGTGCTGAAAGCTCCAGCACCACGCCTATAAACACGCTTTAACTGACCTAAAGTCACCTTCTTGGAATATTTAGCATTGTGAGCCTTTACTTTTTCTTTTAGTGCATTAGTTGTCTTTTCACTAAATGTGATTTTGCCACCACCTTTTTTAGCACTACCTTTTGGATTTCTTTTAGAACCTTTTCTTCTTTCACTTGGCTCTGCTGGTGTCTGCGCTCCGCTTTTAGGACCACGACGTTTTGCTGCTTCTGATTCCTCTGTTATTTCATCAACATAAGCTAATGATGGACAAGCAGACAAAAGCTCGTCATGATCAAATAGTGTTTCTCCATCCCACTCATATTCTTCTGACCCTTTAGTTAAACTTGTGACACTTCTAGCACTCCACATTTTACATGACCAATATCTAGGAGTTGTTTTATCTTTAGCTGTATCGCAGCTATGTCTATCTCTAAACGCCTTTCTTCTTTTTGGATCGTCTCTTTTGATCTCCATGTTTGGATCTCCAAAATTAACTTTAACGACGTTTCCTTTTTGGTTCTTTACATATACAGAGAACTTCTTTGGGCCTTTAGGAGTTCTAAATGGCTTGTTTAAAGTTTTATTTTCATTTGCAGCCTCAGAAAAGAAAAGTTTTTTATCTTCTCCTTCTCCAGTAACAACAGATGCTTTCGACTCAGAATCGCTGAAAATGTTCATACAAACAGCAACTCTCTGTTTATTGTCGTTGAATTCTTCTTTTTCTGTTAAGTTTGTAACACAACGACTCATAAAGTCGCTCTTTTTCTCATTATTCTTAGGTACTGGAAGCGGCATAATGTATATATATTTTATTGCTTTTACACTACAAAAGCTCCATTGGGGAACGATATTCCTGATAAGGTAAAAACCAATGCTCGCATGTATTTAAAACATCAAACAGGGTGACAACAGTCATTAAATCTTTCCTATCTTTTCTAGTATATCCTTTGTATAAAGCGTCATTAATTTTAGATACTTCATCCTCCCAATCGCATTTATTTTCTACCAACTCTCTGAGATGAGTATTTCGGACACAAAGAAAAAATGCACCAAAATCAAAAGCTATCCACTCAGGCTTTAATTCATGATTGCACCAACCCATTTTGCCTTGAACATTTTTTAACTCTAGTAAAATTTTACCCTCTTTTTGCGTCTTTTTTAAACCCTTAACATCAAAAGTTTGACCATCTACAACAAAGTCTGTGTGATTCCCAATATCATCAGCTTTTGAGGTTTTCTTTATATCTTTATTTAATGCTCTGCAAGAATCATAAAATCTTTGCTGGCCCTCTGTCCCTGCCTTAAAGGACTGAGTTATGTGACCTGCTGAAGATAAACTTTTAGCTTTATTAGATATCATAACGTAATTGTTTCTGTTTCCCCCGTTGTCGTGTCAGTCATAAAAAAATCTTTTACATTGTAAGCTTTATCATCAATCCAATAATCATATGGAGGCTTACCCATCATTAATTTTGTTCTTTTAACACCCCATTCATCAAGCTGCTTTTTTGTTAAAGAGGCGTGATCTTTACCGCTATTTCCCCCTCTAGCAGTCCAATAAACTATTTCATGACCAGCATCAAATAATTGATTAAAAAAATGTATTCTATCTTTTATCGGTCTCGCTTGGTCGTAAGGGGTATCTGGACTATCATGTGTACAGATTGTTCCATCTATGTCTATAATATATTTCATACTTGCACGGCCCAACACCAATTACAATTTTTATAACCTTTAGGATTTTTATTATACGAAAAAAATTCATCAACAGCTTTTTTTACGTCAGCTACGTAGTCATGCCCAGTAATCCAACCGCCTTTTTTAATCTTAGGATACCAAGCACCGAGATCTTTTTTTACCTCTTCGTATGTATGATTTGCATCAATAAACACCCCTGCCAGACTATTATCATCGAATAATTGTGAGGCTTCAATTGAAGTTTTTTCAATGGGAGTTATCAAAGATTGTAATTTTAAATCTTTAAGATTTTGGTTGAAGATAGGTAAATTAGAACCTCCTGCTTCTTTTACTTTTTCTATATGAATTTCCTCATTAGAGCTACCTTTAAAGGTGTCAACAGCAAAAATTTTTGGTTTTTTATTTTTTGCACTCAGCCTCTCTCCTAAAAAACAAATAGAAGCACCTTTCCAAACTCCAATCTCAACAAAAATATCATCGTCTCTTAAAAAATTAGAAAAGTCTTCATAAACTCTCTCATAATTAAACCACCCTTCTATCTCTTTATAACTTTTTATCATGAATTTTACTTATTATATTACTTGTACTTACATTTTCTACAAAAGGTATCACTTTTAGTATAGCATTACCTTTTGCTTTTAACTCTGATTTATTTAAAGAATCTTCATTATAATCGCCACCTTTGCACCAAAAATCTGGCTGAAGTTCTTTTAGTTGTTTAGCTACAGTTTTAGTATTGAAAATAAATACATAATCAACAGCTTCATGACAAGCTACAGTATAAGCTCTTTGTTTAGCGGGTATTATTGGCCTGTCTTTACCTTTTACTGATTTAACACTCGCATCTCCATTTATACCAACCACTAACTTAGAATTTAAACTACAAGCATTCTTCATCCCGTTAAGCAAACTAGCGTGTCCAGCATGAAATAAATCAAAGCAACCGTTAGTAAAAATAAAAAATTTTTTTATGCCTACTTCTTCTAACTGTTTAGCGAAAAGTCTTTCATTTTTTATTTCCTCAAAAGTCATTATTTTCTTATGTTTCATATTGTAGCAACACCTTTCTTTTTAATTACTCTTTGACAACAATCTTGGGCATATATTATTGAGCATTCAACATCTTTGGTGGCTGTATATGAATAAGCAAATGCAGCTAAAAATGTATCTCCTGCGCCTGAAACATCTCTAACTTCTGAAGGTTTGCTAAGTTTATAATCTTTATTATTGTACCAACAACCCTTTGAACCTTTTGTGATTATTAAATTCTCTCCTTGATGTGTCCAACTATTCTCCTTGTACTCTTTATCATTTATCTTAATAAAAGTAAACAAATTAGCCCATTCTTGATTGTATTGTTTTTTAGTATCTAAAAAACTTAATTTGCTTCTTCTTGCAATCTCTCTTAACTGCGAGTCTGTTAAATATCCTTTGTTATAATCTGAAACAATAACGGCATCAAATGACTCTATGTTTTCTGGCAACTTGTCACAAGCTTCATACTTATCTGTATCAACCCTTAAAAACATTTGATTTGATTCTATGTCAATATATCTAGTTTTAGAACCAACGCAGTAATTAGTACTTAATGCTATGTCATTTTTAAAAGGTATATCTTTATGAGTCTCGTTATCTATAGCCCGCATATTTTCATAAACATTAGCCGCCATACCTAAGTTGCTTGTATTATGATCTGGTATAAATACAGGAACAGGAGCTTCTGGACACAAACGATTAGCTTTGCCATAGCAAAACTCGTCTTTGCAAGTTTCACCTATAACTAAAAACTTCATTTCTGCGATGAGCCTTTTTCTACTCTATAAGAGTCCTCATTGAAATGTTGAGTGCTGACTTCAAAGACATCTGAATCTTCTAATGCTGTCAACTTGTGCGGGATGCAAGGTTTTAAATGAACAGTGTCGCCTTCTACTAATTCTTTTTCAAGGCGTTCAGAAGTCTCTAAATTAAAATATTCTAACTTTAGTTTACCTCTAGTGACACACCAAGTTTCTTCCTTCTGAATGTGATAATGCATTGAGAAGGAAGACCCCTGTTTAAAACGTAAAATTTTACCACAATATTTATAATTGTTGGTAATCCAAAGCTCTTCTCCCCAACCCTTGGGGTGAACTTCTAATCGGCTAAAAATAGGCTGCATACTCATTAAGAGTATTATAGCCTATCACAAAGATTATTCAAGGATTATTCCCCTTTATCTTTAGCTTTTCCTATGTTAATCGCAGCCCAATCAATAAGAGCGTAGATTTTAGCCCAAATAGTACCTTTTTTGGGTGTAGGAGTTGCTGCTGTAATTGCAGATGCTAAAGCGATTGCGGCGGTAAGAACACCGAACCAAGGATTGTCTTCAATTAATTTGAGAATTACTTCCATAATATATTATAGGTTATACAATATATTACACAAAGAACCACAACAGGGAATTATTTCTCAAGATTGACAAGTTTAGGTGCTATTTCCTCTAATTCTTCGCAAATTCTTATAATTTCTGCACCTGTCATATTTTCTGATAAGTTTTTTAACTTAGTCACTTCCCAGCAAAATCTATTATAAACTGGCCCTTGTACATATTTCCTATCAGTTTCATTGTCATAGATAAAAGTATCAAAAACTTCATATCTAGTAGGGTCTATACATTTTTCTATAGGGTCAAAAATAGATTTGCCGACCACAAAATTAAATATTTCATTTCTATCAACTTTTATAGGTATATCTTCCATTTAAAAAAGAAATAACGTAAAAAGAAAATAAAGCAACAAAATATTAAAGAATTCTTATTCTACTTCTTATTTTAGAAACATGGCGCTTCTTCTCTAAGACAGATCCACCTTCTCTGCTTCCAGCGCCATTTGTATTCCCCTCTATAGTTACTACATAACCACTTGAGTCTATATCTTTGACAGCGATGCCTATATGGGAAAAGGTAAAGACAACTATATCTCCAGCTTTAATATTTCCATTTGTTGGTTTACGAAGATCTATGCCATTTGAAACCTGCTGTTTGGCCCAATTCTCAAAATCCCAAGCGCCAGCAGTTCTTGGTCTTTTAAACTTTACATCCTCACCTTCAATTGCCTCTCTGACTAGCCAACAAATAAAAGCAGCGCACCATGGCCAACCTTTATCTGGATCAAGCCAAGTCGCGGCTTTATATTCATCTACTCTTGGCCCGCAGTTACTACCATCAACCTCAGAAACTCCTATTTCTTCTCTAGCTAATGAAACCATTTTTTGAGGTATATCACCATCTGGTGCTGGAACATTCTTTGTGGATAGCTTTGCTAAAATAGCATTCCATGTTACGGGACCATCTGCCCCATCAGCAGAAACACCTAATAGTTTTTGTACAGCTTTAACTACTTCTTTTTTACCTTTAAAATTCATTTTAGTAACATTTTTTCTTAAACGACGCGCAAATACCTATAACAAAAAGCAACGCCAACATTTTTGTTATAGAAGATTTAAAATTATACATATTTTCATCAAGTAAATGTTTCATATCATCAACAGATAATCCTGTTTCATATCCATGCAATAATAAGCCATGTAGTTCATTGTAGATGGAAAGAAATTGAGCAGCAAATGCTGCTACTATACCTAATATGCAAAATATTATATACTTAGATTTCATTTTTTAAAAAATTTCCAAGGGCTAGTCTCAAACTTCTGGCCTAATCTCACTATACCTCCTATAACTTCAGGACTAACAACACCTATTATTCCATAAGTTATAGCTTTAGTAAGAGAAGATACATCCGTTTGTTCTAAAACAAACCAAGCAATACCTGAAGCGATAGCGGCCGTAAGGATTCTTTTAAATTGTTGTTTTAAACTTAACTCGTTATTTGCAGACAAAAGTCTAGCAAACATGGCGGCGGCTCCAATCAAAGGGACAAGCCATCCACCCTGAAGGAATTCTTTTAACAAGGATTTTTCTGGTTCCATTGAAAGTACTTACACAAAAAAAGCCCTCCTTGCGGAGAGCTTTTTAATTTTGTTATTAAAACTAATTAAAATTAATTTTAAATTAGAATTTAAAGCCTATTCCTGCTCCAATAATCCACTCATCTTCTACTTCAAAAGAAGATCCTTCGAAATCATTGTTATTGTATGAAATCTTAGAGAGTACGGATAACTGGTCAGTGATAGACCAACCTGCTTTAAGACCAGCCTCAACTGCTGTATACTCATCTACAAGGTTAAGAGTAACAAATGGAGTTACTGATAGGTTTGAAATAGGAGTCTCAAAAGTGCTTGAAGCTCCAATCTCAACACCATACCACTCATTATCTAAATCATGCCAAACTGCCCATGATGTATCTAATAGAGAGTACTTGTAAGATAAGCCAACTGCAATTTCATCTCTGTCCCCGAAAGTGGAATCAAGTCCAGAGAAACTTGCTGTAGCCCCTAGCTTTTGACCTAATAGTTCAATGCCTTTTGTATAGGTGATAGAATAATCTGAATCTTCAGAATCTCCATCAACATCATACAAACCTACATTAAATGAGAGGTCTCCGCCGTTAAGAGGTGCTGTTAAATCAAGGGAATAACCAAGAGCGTCTTCTCTAGCTGCTAAACCTCTACTTGTTTCGAAGTTATAAGCTGAAAAGCCAACTCCTACAGAAGAATCTGCAATAGTTGTCCCATACGCTGCGCCACCAAAGATAGCGCCCAATAGTAGTGTAAGAATAAATTTCTTCATAATCTTAACTTTATATTACAATTTTGTAATCGTCAAGGGAAATATTTTATTCCTCTGCGCTTTCTTCTTCGTCATCCTCTACGGGAGCGATTGAAGGTTCTGCAAATTGAGGAGTTTGCTCAATTTCTTGAGAAATTTTCCTTGCGAGTACGCTTGCAGCTTCAGCAACATTGAGACCGCCAGCTTTTACTGCGATATCTAAAAGTTGAGTGAGAACCTGCAATTCCTGATCAGTGAATTCAATAGTTTTCATATATTTGTATTATATGATACTATAAAAAAAAATCAAGGCCAAGTTCTAAAATTTCCTGTACCTGTATATCTGAATCCAGCATTATATGGATCAAGGAAAAGTCCAGTATGACCCCATCTGCCTGTAAGGGTATCTATCTTCCTATTATACTCTTGTATATCTTGAGTAAACTCTTGATATCTACCTGTATTTACCCCTCCTCCGCTATAAAATTGACCAGTTAAAATATTTCTATAATTCTGCCAATCACCACTGTCTGTAGATAAATCAGTGTGTATACTATTTCTAATAGGAATCCCAGTAATAAAAGCCATTTGTCTTAATTACACAAAAAGCTCACTTATTGCTGGGAAAATATAACTGGCGCTCAAGTTTGCGGAACCTCGCATCAGAGTGCCAAACCTCATCGGTTTGAGGAGTGTAAATACCTTTAGTTGTCCTTATCGGACTTCCCTTCTCTAGACTCAGCGTAGAAGGCTGATAAATATTTAAAACTTGCGTCTTCACGGATGAGTTCGTCTCGCAAGAGATCAGCACGGTCTGCATCACCGCCACTAGCCCTAATATCTTCAAGCTCTTGAATAATTCTTTTGCGTGTTTTTTCATGGTTATGTCTTAATTCTATGTAGAAGAGCTTATTTTTTAAAGATAAATATAGCTCAATTGATTTTAAAACACTTTTAATTAAGGAAAGCATCAATGTTTTCTTCTACATATTGACTTACACTTTTCCACTCATAATCACCAATTATTTCATTTAGCTTTGATATATCAGCTTTTGTAAATTTTTGATACTGCCCTTTTAGCTCTTTGGGCATTGGTATTTCTTCTATCTCAGAGTTAGAGTTTTCTTTTATTATCTCTGCTACATCTCTGAAAGAGATAGGCTGACCTGTACCTATATTAAATATTCCTGAAGCGTCATTTGTCAAAAGTTTGTAATGCATTTCACACACATCGTCTACAGAAACAAAATCTCTTTTATATTTTTCGCTTTTCTCAAAGATTTTTATTTTGCCGCCTGTCTGCGCTTCTTTTATAAATTTTGAAACAGGACTAGCTTGCTTTCCTTTTTTATCTTCACCCAAACCGTAAACATTAAAATATCTAAACCCTTGGTATGGATATTCTTGATTCATTAGCCAACAATCAAACATATACTTACTAAAGGCATAAGGACTCAATGGCTTGCAAAACTCATCTTCTTTAAAAGTTTTAGATGTACCATAAACAGATGCGCTACTAGCATATTGAAACTTTATCTCATAAGCCTCACACATCTTGTAAAGGTTGGCTGAGTATTCAAAGTTTTGATCTAATATTTTTTTTAGATTGGTTTCTGTAGTGCTTGAATTTGCACCAAGATGAATAACAAAATCTTGATTAAAAATATCTGGATAACCAGTGTTGCCTAAAGATATATCAAATCTTGTGACTTGAAAGCCGCGAGCTTCTAAATATGCGGCTAAGTTCCCTCCTATAAACCCGCCAGCTCCAGTTATTAAAACTCTATTCACTTGATTCCTCAGAGGAATCTTCTTCTTCCTCTTTTGGTTCATCATCAGGATTTTGAGGATAATTGCCTTGAAGCACACTATCTAAGATAGAAGCTTTTATAACTGATTCATCAAAATCAGAATCTTTTATATCATTGAGCATTTTATCTAATTCTTCATCTCCTGTAGGCAAATCAAAATCCGCCTTGCTAAAATAATCAAATTCTTCACAAAAAGCAAGGCTTTGAACTATCTCAACGATAAGTTCATCGCCTTGAAACCTTTTGTGTATCTCATAAGAAGAAGAGCTTGTCATTTGTTTATCAGAATCTTTAGACTCTGAAAGCTCCAAATCTGAACTTACTTTTTTATATTCCTTCAAAATCCAAAACTTCTTAACAAAGTCACTGGACTCAGGAAATTTTATATCAGCATCAAAAGATAAACTGGTATATAATTTTTGATCTAAAAAAGAAAGAGTATAAGGCATTCTCTGTGTCTTACACTTAAATTTCCAAATTTGACTCATTTTCTTCAGAAGGACTTACTCTTTTTGTAAGTTCTTCTAAAGCTGAGAGTTTCTCCTCATCAGACATCTTTGCGATATTTTTATCGACTTCCGAAATAGCGATGTTGTGCATTATATTGACAGCCTCCGCTACCGTGATTCTGGATACCATTTCAGATACTAAAAGAGCTTTTAACTCTTCTTGTTTTTCAGCATCCATTACTCAGTATCCATGCTCTGATAAATTCTTAGATCAGGCTGTTTAGTGCCTTGCTCTTTGAATTTATTTTTAAAGATGACGATTTTCTGCTTTGAACCGTCAGATAAAGCAATCTCTCCACTATAGAAAGATTGGTTTCTACCTTCAACTCGCCAAAGAGCGCCTAGTTCGCGCTTTTTCCATTCGTCGTTATTTTTAGTATTACTATCGCTCATAAGTTATTAAAATTAAATTTACCTTCAACACTTTTCCAAAAGGCAGAAGGTCCAAGGGCATAATAACGCCCTTTTAGTTTCTTGTAAAGTTTTTTTATCATCGGATTTTCATTTTTTGGATGATACCCAACTAATTTTCTTATTTTCTTAGCTACTGAGCCGCTCATACCTTATGATCTACTAATAATTTTATTTTTCAACAAAAAGTTTTATTTTATCATTACCATTAGAGATACATTCAGAGATGAATGGCTTAATCTTTGATGCTACTAATTCATTCAAGCTTTTAATCGGAGACGCTTCATCTTTTATCTTTTCTACATTATTAGAAATATATTTAACAGTAAAATCTAAATAGACCCCATTGTCTTCTAAATTAGCTTTTATGTTTCTAAGTTTGTTCCATAAAATTCTACGCAAATCTTTTGTTTTTAATTCATTTAAAATAAAAGAGTTCTTAACCAAAGAATAAATATCTTTATGTATGAGGGGATCATCATTGCGGGATCTTTCTATATTGAAGCCAAGTTGACTAGTGTGAGATAAGCAACTTGTTAAAAAGATTTTACAATTTGAAAAATCTGCCACATCTCCATTGTTCATCTGAATCTTACCCTCTTTAAGTATCTGATTAAAAATAGGTACAGCAGTTTTATCTATCTTATGAAAGTCATCTATAATTAAAACACTATTAGGAGTTATAACAATCTTTTCGCATATTGAAGTGTTGTTACCTTGAGAGGATGCAATTTTATGTGGAGAAAAATTATCTGAAAAATGAATGCCATTATAAGATAAAACATTTACTCCATGCTTTTGTAGAGAGTCTTCTAATAACTCACAAAACAGCGATTTGCCACTAGATTCTTCACCGCTGATAACGTAACATTCTGGAGTAGAAAATTTTCTAGTAGTTCTAACACCAATACTACTTAAAATAATTTCATGTTTTAACTCTTCTAGGATATCTGCTTGACCTACAAAAGATTTAGAAAAGCAATCAAACACTTTATTTATTTTACTTTTTTTATTTAAAGGATTGACCTTTCTATCAAAAAATTCTTTTAAGTGAAAACGAGTTACCTCTGGTTTATTTGCAGTTTCATCAGACTCAACCCATTTTTCCAAACTTTTATTAAGCTTCTCTATTAAAGCAGAATGATCTTTTTCTGGATGAAGTGCAGATTCAACTATCTCTGTCTGCATTTCTTTGATAGATGGTTTTACATCCCAATATGTAACTTTTGCTTGAGCGCCACAATGATCTATAACATCAATAGCTTTATCTGGGTAATATTTATTTGGAGTATATTTTTCACAATATTTTATGATGTTATTTAAAAATTCATCGCTGTATTCCACACCATGAAATGTTTCATAATAAGAAACAATGGTAGGTAAAATCTCCTCCATCTGAAACTTAGAAGGTTCTTTTACTACAACCCTTTCAAATCTTCTATCAAGAGCAGTATCTTTCTTTATTGTATTTGTATACTCATTTATAGTTGTAGCACCGATACAACTTATTGTTCCTCTAGCCAATTCTGGCTTGAGAATATTAGAAGCTTCAAGAGAATTGTTGTTAGCTCCCCCTGCTCCAATCAAAGTGTGTATCTCATCTATAAATAAAATTAAGTTTGTATATTTTTTAGCTTCATTTACAAAATCTTCTAGCCGCTTTTCAAATTGACCTCTGTACTCAGTACCAGCAACCATGCTAGATAAACTAACAGAATAAATTACTTTATTAGCTATAAGCTCTGGAGCATCTCCTGCCGCTATTTTTGTTGCCAACCCTTCTACTAATGAAGTTTTGCCAGTACCAGCAGGGCCAACCAATATCGCATTTGGTTTCTTTTTGCGACACAAAATAGTCGCAAGCTCATCAATCTTCCCATCATAATCTACAATCTTATCAAATTCACCAGCCGCCGCTTTTGCATTAAGATTCTCTGCAAACTGAGACAATATTTCATTATTGTCAAACATGTCTATCCAGTTGTCAGGAGTCTCCTCAAGCTCTTTCAGTCTTGATTCTATCTTTTCTGCTTCAAAGTCTTTTATAACTAAAGCACATTCTGCAACTATGCCAAACCTTACGCTATCAGCAGCTTCTACTCCTTCTGGAAAAGACTCTTTTAGAACTTTAGGAGTAAATTGTTCATCAAAAAAATTCATCAACATTACCTCTGGCGGAATATAATCCAAAGAGTAAGTGTCTTTACAAAGCTTCTCGCAAAACTTTAAAAACTTTCTAGCATCTGTTTTGAACTTATCAGATATATTTTTGTTTTTTCTCTTTTTATGTAAAATGTTTCTTGAGTCTTTTATCAGTTCGCCTCCATCCACTCCAATTTTCTTAAATATAGAAGTGCAAGATAAACTCAAGTCACTAATAAAGCAGTGAAATAATATATCTAAATCAACGCCATTTCTTTCTAAGATTACAGATAAATCTTTAGACTTTTGAAGAACACCTTCTATATGTGGAGTAAAGGGTAATTGAACCATTTATTTTTTCTTTTTAACTTGCCTCTTATACATGTATATCTCTGGGCCTTTTATTTTTAATTCGTCAATGAAAATAGTATTATTGGATTTGCTCGCAGTCAAGTGAACTACGTCATTTTTCTTTAGTTTATTTGAACTCATAAAGTCACTAAACTTCTCATTATCTCTACCATCTATAAACATCATATTCTTTGTGGCTGTATTATCAGATAAAGTCATGATCATATATTTATTGCCAGCTTGAGATTCCTTTGTGAAGAAGTCCTTTACTAAACATATAGAACAAAACCTTGTTCTATCTCCTAAATCTTCAATGTCAGACAAATAATGTAAATTATCTACATCGTCATCATCCTCAAAGCATTGTTTTAAGTCGTAAGAATATGAAAACCCTAAAAGGCTATTCTCAAAAGTCCAAGACGCAAATTTTTCATGGTCTTTATTTTTATAATAAATATCTCTATACCTATCATATTTAGAGCGAAAGGTATTGAATCTACTTTCCTTTATTAATATTTTTCCGTCATCAGCTAGAATTTTATTAAATAAAGCCTGTTGTATGGCTTTTAATATGTTGAATCCCAATCTTGGCGCTAATCTAGAAAAGTTTCTTTTTTCTCTGTCAGTTAAAAGATTAAAAGACTGAGCTTGCAAAACTAATTTGCTTCTTGAAATAGGATTATCCTCAGACGTATTGTCCATTAATCCTGCTTGTATTAAAGAAGATAAAACATTTATAGGAATACCACATTCTTTAGCGGCAACAAAGATTTCATATCGGTCATTAAATTGAAAACCTCTAAAATCAATTAAGCTTTTTAAATTTTTATCTGAAACACCTTTTATAGATTTCAACCCATATCTAATATTTCTGCCTTCTATTTTAAAATCAAAGTCTGATTTATATAAACATGGTGGCAATAAATCTATTTTAAATGATTTTAATTCTTGGCTAACTAAGCTAATGGTTTCTAATGGATCTGGCTCAAATTCAGAACACTCTAGTATAGACAAAAAGAATTCTTGCGGATATTTATATTTAAGGTAGATAGTTTTAGCTGCCAAATCAGCATAAGCAAAGCTATGAGATTTATTGAAAGAATAGTGTGCAGAAGCTTCTAGTGACACCCAATAAAACTCTGCTACTCTTTCATCTAAACCTTTTTCTTCTGCTGCATCAAAAATCTTTTGCCGCCATTGAGGCATTTGATCAACTTTTTTCTTTCCAACTATTCTTCTAAGCGTTTCCGCTTCTTCTAAAGTAAACCCAAAAACTTTATTAGCTATTTGCATAATCTGCTCTTGGAATAAGATTACGTTTTTAGACCATGAAAGAATCTTATCTAGCTCTGGATGTAAGTTTAGCTCAGTTAAAGCTCTTTTTTGCTGTATATATGTCTGCACATGCTCTAATGCCGCAGGTCTAGCTAAAGCTATAACGTCAGATAACTCTGTTAAATTTTCAGGCTTTACATCCTTGCAAACTCTATAGTTTGTCTCAGCAGAAATTTGAAACAAACCTGCTGGATGTTTAAAATCTTGAAGCTTTTCATATATAAAATCATCATTAGGATCAATGTCATCTATATCTATATTAACTTTTTCACAGCATTTATGAGCGATTGTTAAAGTTCTCAATCCCAAGATATCAAACTTAACCATCAGGTCTGCGACATCATCCATATTGTAGCCAGTGACAAGATCTCCATCTTTAGTTTTTTGAAGAGGAACTACATCTGATATTTTTTGAGAACAAATTGCAATACCAGAGGGATGAACCCCAGTATTTTTCGGTAATCCTTGTACCTTCAGCGCATTTTTATAAGTATGATGATGCTCTCTCGCCCACTCTCTAAATTTATCACTTTCTACAAAAGCAGTTTCAAGAGGCAAGACCTGTCCATGAAGTTTAGGTATAGAATCTGAAATCCTCATCGCCCGTTCCTCAGAAGCCTCATCAAAATATTTTGCCGCCTCTTTAATGCAAAGTTTTGAACTAAAAGTATTAAATGTTAATATTTTAGCTGTCCTTCCTTCGTGTTGTTTTTCTATATAAGATATGACTTTATGTCTTTGGTCATATGAAATATCAGAGTCAACATCAGGTAAAAGACTACCCACAAGAAATTCTTTACCCTTTTTATCTGTAACTTTTTTAGCTCTAGATTTTGATACAAATCTCTCAAAAAATAAACTATTAGGAATAGGGTCAATATTAGTTACTCCTAGTAAGTATAATACAAGGGAACCTGCCGCAGAACCTCTACCCGCTCCAGTCGGTATTTTATTATCGTGGCAAAAATTTAAAACATCCCAGTTAAGTAATATATAATCAGTGAATCCTAACTCTTCAAATGTTTCTAATTCCTGTTTAGTTCTTTCAAAGTAAACATCTTTATTTTTATACTTAGTAATACCCTTTTCTCTTAAACCCTTTCGAGCAAGTTCGTATAAAATCTCTTTTGTCGAGCTATCAGCATTTAAGCCTATTTCTTTGAGTTTGCTCGATTTAACAATGGTCTTTGGAAGCTCTACTCCTGCTGGTTCACAGTCATCGTATATGGTACAGTCATCAAAAATCATAAATCCATTCTCCTTTTTAACTCACAAAAAACTTCAAAACATTTTTTTATGTCATAAAGAGCGTCATGTAATTTAGACTCATCGTGGTCAATGTCAAAGAATTTTAATAAAGTGCCTTGAGACACTTTAGCTTTCAAGCTTCTATTGTTAATGATTTTATACTGCCAACTTAGGAAATTATCTTTTGGTTTATCAAGGTTTTCTCTATATGCTTTAGCCAAAGCTCTTGTGTCATAAATTCTAGGTAAATAAGAGTAGTCAGGTTGTTGACCTAACATTTTTTGTAAAAGAGCCAACATATAAACATCAAACCCCAATAAATTTTGACCTACTATAATATATTGTGGGTCATATAAATAATTTTCAAATTTAGACCAAACCTTCGAAAGAGATTTAGATTTTTGATTATACTTATCCCAATTAAATCCAGTCATTTTTTTAACAACCTCTGGGATGTTTAAATTTTTATGTGCTATAAACTCGTCATGCTCTTCTAAAATTTTATTACCTTGACAAACAATCCAAGAGAGTTGCCAAGCTTTAGAAGAATGTAAATTAAGACCCTCAGTCTCAGTGTCTACAACTAAATATTTTTGATTATATGGAAGCATTATTTTCTAAATATGATTCAAAGCAGAAATCATCTGAGCAAAAGTCATTCAGATTTGGCTTACTGTAAGTTGGGACTTTTCCTTGCTTTCTTGCACATACAGCTTTGTACATTTGGAAAGCTTCAAAGTCTTCTCTATTTCTATAATAGATTGTTTTTGTTTTTTGTGTTTTAATATTTAAGTTTTTAAGCTTTTCTTTAATTTGAAAATCAAAGGGATGGTTATTATCCTCTTCCATGTAAAAATGATCATAGCCGTCTAAATTTAGATCACACAAACCAAAATGAAAAATGTTATTATAAATATAGGAATCGTAAAAAGGCACTCCTATTTTTATATCTTCCAGTTCTGAATCTTCTATATTAGAAATGTTTAAAACTTCTAAAGCACTTAATTTTGATTTACTATATAAATTTCTAAGATTATTTAAACCTCTATTGTTTTTTGCAAAAAATACAAGTTTACTTGATCTTTCTGATTCACTTTGAAATACTGGGATTCTTACTCCATAAACCATAGGAATGTCTGCATGAAGAAAAGCGGAATTAGCAGCTCTAAATCCATAGAAGTTATCTTCAACTAATGTAACTTTCTTTAGTTTATTGTCTTGAGCTATGGTTATAATATCTTCAATTCTTAATAAAGATTTACCTATGCTGTAGCTAGTTTTAAAAAGTGGAATGATCACTTTTAAATGTTAAAGTAAGTCATCAGTGTTGTCAAAAGAAAAAGCAGGACAACCATCATAATTTCTCATTTCTATATCCTGCTCATCTGTCTTTTTCTCTTGCAATACATTTTTATCCTCAGATGAAGATATCACCTCCCCATCTTTATCTTTAAGCACATAAAACTTCTTTGGGAACTTAAAAGGGCAATGCCACATTAAAGTTCCATCCTTTTTTAATTGACCTGCATAATCTGCTCTGCCGCAGACAACTCTACCAGCAAAGCCATCATCTCTACCTAGATAACCTTTATTGTATGCTAAATTTTTAGTCGCAGAATCTGAATTAAAATTATTAATAATTTCTTGAACCTCTGTAAGAAAATATTCAAACCCTTCTAGCTCCTCCTCATTTAAGTTTTCCATCCTCATCATACCTTCGTTATTGCAATCAAACTTTAAAAACAAAAACTCCATCTGTCTTTTAAGAAAGTCTGGATAAAGGTGTTTAACAGCCAAGCAGTACATCAAGTTTTGAATGTTGTCTGTATAATCTTTGCCAGAAAACATTTGTTTAGATGTTTTAAAATCTCGGATTATTGCTAAGCGTTTTTTCTTAAAAAGAAATAATTTATCTATAAACCCAAGTATTCTGTAGTTTTTATCATCCTCTGTTATAGAGATATCAAAGTCTTTTTCACTTATTGATTCTGTAGGTTTGCCATCTTTAGAACCAAAAAAATCACAATTCAACCCTTCAACTGTCATTCTGTTAATAAGGTCCATATTCTCAAAATCGTCTATGCCATGTTTTTTAGCATAAGCTTCAACCATTCTTTTGATAGGTGGAGAAGCGTAAGTGTTTTGAGTTTTGATTATTCTTGTATAGTGTTTTTTATGTCTTGGGTTGCCAAGATTTTCAAAGATGGCATGACATATAGTGCCTCGCAGACTTCCTTCGTTTGATCTATCAGGAAGTTTTAAGTGATATTTGCACCAGTATTGCCAAGAACAAGTTTGTAATGTTTTTATTCTAGACGCTGATAACGGTTTGTTTTCATAGTCGCCCATAATAAAATTTATATTTTTTCTTCAGTTTCTTTAGAGACTGAGAAAAAGATTTATTTATCCCTTTCTTATCCATCTCTTCTGCGATTGATATAACTTTATGCATAGAGGTTTGATGATCGGCAGAAAAACACCTATCCTCGTAAAAATATATTTGCTCTTTTGTCATATCTCCAAAATCATTGCTGTCAGGAGGACAGAAATAAATCCTGTCAAAATCTACAGCATCTGAAAGTTTAAAGATGGATTTAACTGCACCTTCAAAACCCCTGTTCCTTTCTGAATCACTATCATTATTATAAGAGATATAAATGTTTTGTAAATTTAAAGCTGCCAATCTTGCAATAAATTTAGGAGACATATTCAAACCAAAAGAAACTAAAACGTTTTTTATACCACAATTATAAAGAGCCATGCAATCTCCTATAGACTCTACTATATGAACTTGTTTTTTTAGATTTATTTGTTCCTCAACTTCATTAATAGTAAAATAAGGATAAAACCAATTTGCAGTTTTGCCCTTGTGTAACCATTTTGGCCTATCGTCATTGGTTATTTTCCTGCCAGAGAACCCATGAATTCTTTTATCATCTCTAAATATTGGAAAAACTATTCTTTGGTACATAGGTCCAGAATGAGCTAATCCGCATTTAAAATCTAAAAGTGTCTGTTTTGAGATATTTTTATTTAAATAAAAATCATAATGAGGGAGCAGCCTTTTAAGACAGATAGGGTCATATGTTTTTTCTTCTTTCAATAGGTTTTTCTCAGTTTTTACACTTAAGCTTGTTGTTTTTAAGTCTTTTAAGATAGATTTTACATTAGATGTTTTTGTTGTTTTTTGAACAAGAGCTTCAAATGGTAGAAACATACTATCCTCAACATAGTCTTTCCAAACTCCAGAATCCTTATAAATTTGCAAAGCTGTAGTATTATCACCAGATCTATACAAAGCATTAGTTCTCCAGTAACTTCCATGGTCACTGAGTTTGTAGCCTAAGTTTTCTAATATGTCTTTATAACTCATTACTCCCTTAATGTCATTGGAACTTCTTCTCCGTTATTTGTAACGACGTTTACATTAGCCCCTGATTGTGCGTCAACAATGTCTTGCAGATCACCCTTCTCTTTAACAGCAAAATTTCTAAACTCTAAATTTATATAGTTTCTTTGCTTAGAACCATCAAGCATTTCAACATCATTGATTGCTCTGAGTGGATTTTTACCTAAATGTCTTGATTTTAAATTTATTAATTTATGAGTTCCTCTATCAGCTCCATCTTGGTTCATTTCCTCGACAACTTTTTTGCGAAGAAGAAATAAGTGAGAGCAAAATTGCGTAATACCATCAGAAAGAGAGACGACACTCTCATCATCAACTATAGTATCAGCACCCCTGTTATTTGTAATTCCAAATCTATTTGCTTGAACGGAAGTAATCATAGATACACAAGGATTGCCTTCAAAACATAATTCTCTATGTATTGCTTGCTTGAACCTATGTACCATGTAAGAAACTTGTTGCCATGGACTATCTCCCATCTTAGAGAAGTCGCTTTTGATGTAGTCAAAACTAAAAATCATAGGATTACCTCTTCCAACTTTTGTATAGTACAATCTCTTTAATAAAGAACACATTTCATCAGGGGTCATTCCTGCAACGTTCTCATAGTAGAATTTCATATTCTTAACTTCATCAAGAGTGTCTCTGACTTTTTTTGTTATCTCTTCAGCAGGTACGCCATTGTATGAATGACTTCTCCAATCACCAGTTTGAAAAAGCCAAATAGGCAATCCTGTCAATGCTGAAGCTTGCCTAAAGATCAACTCTTCTTCACTCATCTCTCCATTGTCAAAATGAACTACAGGAACATTATATTGCTTGGAAACTTTAGTGGTAAAATCCATGCAGAAATTAGTTTTACCAACACCTGATCTCGCCACTATGACTGAAATATTTCCTGCTAGAAGCAAAGACCCATATATCTCATTTATTCTTTTATGTGGACCCATCATTCCAAACTCTTGCTTTGGGTTTTCTCCACGTTCCTCAATAACAGGAACCATTAACTCAAACAAGTTTTGGGTTTCAGTTTCTCCACCCTCAAAATTTTGAAGCTCAGTATTATAAATTTTATCACACTGATCTATAATCTCTGAGTATTTAAAATTAGGATCTATATTTTTGACATACTTGCTCACTTTTACACAAGCATTATATATATGCCTTCTTGCCGAATATTTTTTTAACTCTTTTACATTAGGCAATAGCAAATCTTCAGAGATTGGTATAAATGCCATTTGTCTGATGTATTCACTTACATCAATGCTATCAGGAAAAGAAACACCTAAAGATTTTAATCTTTCTATTAGTATATGCTCATCTATTCTTTCTGCACTATCTAGAGAATGTTTCAACAACTTAAATATAGAACAATTAACTTTAGAGTCTTCACTATAAAAATCATCTTCATTCAGATAAGTGGCCACCTCCTCCCACTTATGTTGGTGTTGGAGTATGCAACTTAAAACATTTTTCTCTAAACTTTGGGAGCTAATCATCTACTTAAACTTTCATCATTTTTAAGGCTTAATTCTAACAGCTTTGTCAAAGCCATTTCTACACAAGAATTTTCTGTTTTACCGCTTATAACAGGCTCACCTTCAGAGTTTACATAAACAAGCAAAAAGCCTTTATTACCTCCTGTAGATGACCCTGTTGAATCATAAAGTTTTTGTAGTAGAGATTGTGGTAACGCGCTTTCTTCTTCAACAAGAGACATATTATATACTATTTAAAAAAGTTTTATTAGGGAATTTGCCTTCAACTATTTCAGACTCTAATATCCTAATAAGTTCTATGTTATTAATTTCACAAAAGTATTCTTTTTTTTCATCTCTTTGGAGTTGGGACAAAAAGTTTTGCCTAGAATTAGAGTGAAAAAATTTGTTATACTTATAATGCTGATTTCCATCAACTTCAACTGCTATATTTCTTGTAGCGTTAAAAAAATCAAAAGTCAACCTAGTACCTGCAACTGGAAATTCTTCAAAGACTACATCAGCAAACCAATTATCGTATAAAACATTTTTTACTGTTTTTTGAATGCCGCTTTTACAATCAGCATCCCAGTTTATTAGATATTTTACTGAGTTTGCTATTTTTTTCTTTCTGCCATTTGTGCAAAGGAAAATCATTGGGCCATTATTTCTTTCTGTACAAAATCTTTTAAGATATCTTTAATTTGAGGATTCTCCTCAAGACTCTCTAAAATTTTATTTGTACCTTGGAATTTTTCAGGCATATCTAGTTTATTAGATTTGCAGTGTTCAAGTAAAGTTGAATCAACTGTAATCCAAGAACTTCTCTTTTGCAAATAAGACCACATAAGAAGCATATCTATAACCTCTTTTTCTACCCATATAGACCGCCCGTTTGTTCTCCCATACTTTATAGGATATTGAACTGTTTGACCTGTAGTTTCATTTGTAGATTTTAGTATTTGAACTGTTGCTATATGACCTATTGGTTTATTTGTAAGACTTAATGTTGCTCCTGAGTCTTGTAAGAAAAGATCAGCTTGTTTTCTTTTTTTAAATTCTAAAATCCAATCTGGATAATGCAAAATAGCATTACCACCACTACTGTTAGTTTGATTATTGGGATCGCTTTTTGTATATTGACTAGCTTTGATGGCTGACCTCACTTGAGATATCATAATACACATATGTCCAAACTTTGACATTCCGAGACTGACCCTCTTTAAAAAATCTGACGTAATTAAAGCTCCTGCCGCAACTTTTCTAGCCTCATGAGTGCTTTTATCTAAGTCATCTTTGGCTATCATTCCATCCATACTATCTATAATTATACAAAACCTTTCATCTTCACTATTATTCTGAAGAAGACCTCTTAGATAATCTATTACAGTATCAAAAACATTACATTCAAAAACTAAACATGTTCCGCTCACCCATTTTGCTGGATCATAGACGAACTTAAGACCAGACCTCTCTTTTATTTCTTTACTTAATCTACCTTCTGCTTTTATAAAAAGACCTTTAGCTTTATTTACGCTTTTTAACATGTTAAACATTACATGTAATGCAGCGTTAGTTTTACCACCTTCGTTTGCTCCTGTAAATCTATGTAGACCTGCACCAAATCCACCACCAAGAACGTGATCCATATACATAGATCCACTCGAAACTAAATACTCTTCTGCGGCTTTCGCGAAATTATAATGATCGTCTTTGTTTGACTTAAAATACTCGCTAGAAAAATCACTAGCACTTTTACCTTTATCTTTTTTCTTACTCATCTAAAAATTCTCTTAAACTCTTTTTCTTCTTATATTCTACATTCTCACCCTTAATTTCCCCCTCGTCAACAAAAATATCTTCTTTTACTTCAGGTTGAAATAAATATTCATTATATTTAGAGTTTAAATACTTTTTGCCATCTTTAGTTTTAAACCAAAGCAAAGTATTTCTTTTTTTTACCCAACTAGGTATTTTATACTTAGCTAAGAAATCATAATCATCATAGCAAGTTTTTAGCATAATTTTTGCTACGTGAATTTCTCTAGACATTTCTTTTGAAGATAACTTATTTGGGAGATTTCTAGAGATAAAATCTACCAGCCTTTTATGACCTTCATTTACAGGTTTTTTTATCCTCTTTTTGCTAGAAAAAATCTCTCCACATTTACATTTTTTTGAAAATGATGGAATATTATCACCACATTTTGGACAAAGTTTATAACCTCTAGGCATGCCAGAGGATATAACTAATTTTAAGATTTTGCAAGCTCTAAATCATGTTTAACCATTTTAGTCACTAAACCTGTAAAATCTGTTTTAGGGTTCCATTCTAAATCTCTTCTCGCTCTAGAAGAATCACCATAAAGTAAATCAACTTCAGCGGGTCTATAAAATTTATCGCTAATTTCTACAAGTAGATCATCTCCATGATAATATTTCTCATGTACTCCCTTGCCTTCCCAGCGACACATCGATCTATGAAAGCCAGCTATATGAAAAGCCTCTTCAACAAACTCTCTTATTGTATGAGTTTCATCAGAAGAAAGAACATACTCTTTTGGCTTGTAATTATTGTCTATATAAGAATCAAAATTATCTTGATTTAGCATTCTCCATATACCGTCCATGAAATCTTCAGAATCGCTCCAATCTCTCTTTGAGTCAACATTCCCAAGAACTAAAGGTTTAAAGGTTTTTTCTTTAGAGTACTCAAAAGAAATGCGAGCAACATTTTTAGTTATTTTTCTAGTCACAAATTCTTCACCTCTTCTAGTTCCTTCGTGATTGAAAAGCCAGCCTTGAATAGCGTATAGGTCATAAGAGTCTCTGTAAACTTTTACTAAATGTCTAGCTGAACATTTGGAAGCTCCATATGGACTACGGGGTCTTAATGGATGTAGTTCACTTTGAGGTGTGCAGATTACGTCTCCAAACTCTTCAGAAGATCCTGCATTGTAATATCTGCAATCAAGACAATGTTTTTTTATAGCTTCAAGTTGATGCAGTACAGCTAAAGCATTCGTCTCCATGTGTTGAGTTGGCATTTTCCAACTTGTACCAACAAAAGAATTAGCGGCAAAATTAATAAAATAATCTGGCTTATGTTCAGCTATAACCTCGTCAGTATTTTGAGCATCAGTTACATCTAAGTCAATTAAGAAAAATCTATCTTCATTTTCTAAGTGTTCAATATTCTGATGATTTTTAACACTAAGCCTTCTTACTCCGCCAATTATAATGTGATCAGTCTCTCTCAAGAGATAATCAACCATATTACTACCATCTTGGCCTGTAACTCCTGTAACTATTACTTTTTTCATTTTAAATCATGTTTACTTTTTTTACAAAAGATTTTGCTAAATTATAATTCATATTATGGTATAAACCTATGTAAAATCCATCACGATGTAGTTTTATGGAATTTTCATACTCTAAAAAAGACTCAAAATATTTTTTATAGCAAGTTTGATAACCTAAAAAACCTGAAATAATTGGCCTATACTCAATTTCTAGGTCGTCACAAATTTGTTTTGCTATATTTATATTATCTCTATCATTATTTTTAAAAATTATTGGGAAACAAAAAGCACAATCTACAGATTTTGCTCTGTTTTTTGGTAAAAAAAACTTAGACTCATCTAATTCAGACTTCAACAAAGAGTAAAATTTATTTCTAGATTTTTTATAAATGTCTACTCTTTTAAAGTCTAACTGACCTATATAGGCATTTAAATCGGTGTTTCTGTAATTGCTTCCAAAAGAATAAAAATCAAAAAGAGGATCGACTAATTTATTTTGAATATCACTATAATTCAATGCATAAAAATCCAAGCTTCTAACCATGCCGTGATTTCTATTAATTAAATAGTATCTGTATTCATCTTCAGAGTTTGTAAAAATAAATCCCCCTTCTATTGATTGAATTTGATGTCCAAAATAAGTTGAAGTTGAAGATGTGAAAAATGAAGAAACATTTTTACCATCAAAGCTACCAAAAGTATTCTCGCAATTGTCAAAGCAAATTTTTAAACCATAATCCTTTTGTAGCTTTTTATAAAAGTCCATATTTGGACTAAATCCAATAAGAGAAGTTGGAAAAATACAAGCAATACGATTTGAATTAGCTTCAACAAAAGAAATTAATTTATCTTTATCTAAAGAGAAATCCTCTAAAGAAATATCAATAAAGTGAGGTTTAAAGCCATTTTTAATCCAAGGAGAACAAGAGGTTTGCCAAGTTGTAGAAGGAAGAATCACTAAATCTCTAGAGCCACACGTTTCCTTTACATATTGGGCTATTAACTCATTAGCAGTAGACCCACTTGATACAAAGACAGCGTATTTGCTGCCAGCATATTTTGCAAATTTCTTTTCAAATTGTTTTACTTGTTCGCCTTGAGTCCATCTATTTTTATTATTAAGTATAAATTGACAAATTTTAAGCTTATCAATAAATGAAAAATTATTTATGTTAAGTGGTAGTTTACTCATCTCAAATGATCTACAATGACATTACAATTTAATTTTATCTTATCATAACCGAATTTTCTAAAATTTTCACAAATTACCGTAGTGTCGCAATCATACTTTTTTGTTCTTGGGTTTTCAAAGCCAAAGCCAACACCAAATTTAAATGGGTCAGACTTATAAAAGCATAAACAATTAAACGTGGACCACACATCTAAAACTCCATTTAGATTTATTTTATTATTCCAATAAACATCTTCTTTCTCTTTTCTTGTTGCCCAACCATCATATAAAATAAATCCATCTTGCCTACTGATAGGCGAAACAATATCGAAATCTGAATTAATAATATTATTAATTATAGACTGAGGGTCATAGACAATATCTGGTTCTATACATAAAACATGAGAGCATTCACTTAAAAAAGTAATCCCAAATAATGTTTTATTTCTAGCTAAAGCTAAATTTTCAACTCTTTTTTTTCTATTAGACTCTAAATTTTCTTGATAAAAATATTCTGTTTCAATTTTTTCATTTTGGATTTTTACTCCTGCTAAAAAAGAAAAATCAAAATTATTTAGCATTTCTTTTGAATTGTCAGTAGAATCATTTTCATAGACAGAAAGATAGTAAGCGTTTTTATTATCTAGGGATACTAAATTTTTTATTTGGTTATACCATTTATTAAGTTTGCTTGCTCTATTCCTAACGATGGTAGAAATTAAAATTGTTTTCATACTAAATTAATCCAATTTGGTTTTTTTTGTTTTCTTATAACACATTCTATCTGGTACTCTCCGATAGAATGCTCTGAAGGGATTATAGACCAATCAAAGCCTTCATCGCAATCTTTTATGTATTCAATTTTATAAGAGTAGCAATCTAACGCATCAGAAATCTCAGCAGCTAAAGAAGCTACATTATAAAATCTTTTATGATCTGGATTCCACCTAGATGGCAATTCTTTTTTCTTTTCATATTTGTATTTACATGGAACTGCTATTATTATAAACCCATTTGTTTTACAAATCCTGTACCAATTTTTTATTGCCAAAACTGGATCTTCTAAATGCTCTAAAGTATGAGATGCGTAAACATAGTCAAAATTTTCATCTTTAAAAATCTCCATTGTATGTGCGTCACAATCATCTTTATCATGTGGAAAGGCTGATGGGTAAATTTTGTCTAATTCGCCATATTCATACAGACGGCCACAACCTATATCAATACCTTCCCCTGATATGTATTTTTTAAAGAAACCTTCTTTTTCTCTGCGAAGTTCCGATTTGCTTGTTTCACTTAACATAATTTCTTAATTTTTCTATAACGTTTTCAATGTTTAAATCCTTGCGATTGACGTATTCAATATAATTCATATTGGGGTTTTTAGGTACTATATTTTTGCAACTTATAGGTTCAATTATATAATTTGATCTTTTGTTTTTATCTGAATAAAAAGGAAGCATCATTTTCATAGTATTATATTCTCTAAAATAAACACCAAAAGTTTTATGCTGAAAAGCTGAGGCTGCCCAACACATTCCAGTATCAGCAGTAACGAGAAATTTAGATCCAAGCATTTTTAAGACAGACTGATAATAATTACCATTAAATTTCTTTACTCCATCAACTTTTGGACAAGAGTCGCTAGATAATTGTATTAATTCTAAACCTTTAGAATCGCAAAAATCTTTTATCGCTAAAATTAGATCAATAGATAAACTTTTACATTCTAATGAGGTGAAAGGAGATATGCAAACATATTCCCCTGAATCAACAATTGGCTTATTAAGTTTAAAATTCATTTCTTCCTCACTAGGCTTTGGAAGTTTATACATCCTGCAAAGCTCTTCAGTTTGATGCCAATAATTAAACCAATCAGGAATAGTATTAATTGGATTGCATGTAAATAAAAAATAGTTTTTTGGAATTTTACTTCCAATGTTTTTTATGTCGATTTGTGAGGGAAACTCCTGCTTGTAACCATCAGTTATTATTATTTCATCAATATCATCAGACAAATCAAAAAGCTCTGCACAATCTTTATATTTTTTATTTATAAGAAATATTAATTTTATTTCAGGGTATAGTCTTTTTAAAACCCTAGCAGGGGTTAAGCACATAAACAAGTCTCCATATTGACCTTGCTCAAAACCTAAAAAACAACCTACATTTAATGAGCTTGATTCTATAATTTTCATATGTTAAAAGTTTCTTTAGGTTTACTATGAAAAGGAAATATAGAAGATATTTTATTGATAAAAATGTTATGTAGAGCAAGCTTAAAAAAATCCGCATTACATAATAAAGGTAATCCTCTTTCATTAAATGGCAACCACCTAGCTTTTATCATTGGATGAATTTGCCCTACATCTGTATAATAGTCTGCTGTTTCTATTGTTGGAACACCATACGCATAAGCTATATATTTAAATCCTGAGTCTATTGTTACAAATGCCTTTGCCCCCGCAACAGTCTCACAAGCCGTAACTATATCTCCACAAACTATCTCATCCTCAGTAAGAATATTGCAGTAAGAACCTATTTCAGATTCAGTGCATATAGCTTTTACCGAAGGTGTCACCTGTTTAATTGATTTGACTACTTGCTCTAAATAATATTTAGGCAAGTTTTTAGGAGGCCATTTATTATGAGTTAAATGCAAACAAACATAATCTTGCTTTTCTATTTTTACTTTTGGTTTTGGAAAATAATAAAATCTACTTAACCAATCAAAGTCATAAGTAGTCCAAAGCATTTTATCTATATGTAGATCATAAAAATAATCAAAGTCATCAGGATTATGATCAGCAAAAAAAGAGTAAGTATCACTCATTCTTTTGTAGAAATGGTAAAGAACATCTAACTGAAATGTTTCACCTCTATCATTATCTAACGCAAAGGTGATTTCAGAGTTTGGATGCTTCTCTCTTATGGCAGGTATAAACCTATTTGCTAATAAACAATCACCTAATCCTCCTTCCGCCCTTACTAAAATCTTAGATTGTGTCATAATAATTATTTTGTTTCTTTTGTTTATCTATATGCTTCACATGAAGAATAGAATAAAGTTCTATTGGTTTTTCTTCTATCCTAGCTTGATTTTTAGCGCCAGTTAAAATTTCATGTACTTTATTCTTCCATCTGATATCACCTTTAGTTGAAACAAATCTAGACTGAAAATCTGGAAAACCCTCCCATCCTAGCTCGTTTATATTCCAGTTAAAATTTTTTATATCTTCTTCGCTAGCGCCTTGAACTATATTAATTCTAGGAATCCAAAGCAAATCAACTTTCTTTTGAGAGGCCACTTGTCTTAATATATGTATCAGTGATGGAGGTATTTGTTCATCGGCATCAATTTGAAATAGATAGTCTTTTGTAGATAAATTAAAAAACTCGTTCTTAAACTCAGAAAAATCATTTTGAAAATCAAAAAAATTAATTTTTAATCCACATAAATCGCAGTGTTTTTCGATTTCTTTTGTTACTTTATTTTTATCTGCAAGTACAACAATCTCCTCTTGAGGATAAACATAAGGCTGTAAAGAATTTATAAGCCTTTTAAATTCAAAAAGTTCATCTGCGACAGTTATAGCAAAAGTAATCATAAACCTCTGAGCCAAAAATTATTTGACCCAGAGGCATACTATGACCTCAAGGAGCTTAATCCCTGACTTCTCTATTTTAAGATTAATTTTGTTTTTTTCAACTAATCTTCAGAGATTTCTTCGTCTATTTTACCTAAAATAAAAGCTAAGGTAT